CAATCCTACGATACAACTGCCTTACGCCATCTATCGTAGTCCAATAACGACCACCCTCACGGCGCAGGAACTCGCTCATGACCTTAGTGTCAGCCACATCATGTAGGTCATATGAGTCAAAACATAACTTACATATATCGTCAAGATCAAAATAAGTAACCTTATTATACGACATACAACGGATTTGTCTCCCATCAGGAACCTGAACATCGAAAACATTTATCTTCTCCATATTAAAAAAACAGAGGGATGCCGATCCCATCACAGACCGGTATCCCTTATAATAAATTAGCGACGAAAAGCATGGTGATGGACATGCGCCACAAATGTAATTACAAAATTCGTAAAAACAAAATATCAAGGGCAATCACCCGTGCATTCGCATGGAGCATCGCTTTTCAAAACCCCATACACCCGATTGTCGCTAGTCAGCCATCGTTTGCCGTCACTCGTAATATAAGCCTGCCGGCATCCCTCCTGATTCACCGTGAGCGTCTTATTAACACCTTTTGGAGTTGTTATCTCCAGCTCAAGAGTCCGATCAAGACCGTTGTTCATCACCGAGCCAAAGGAAACGGGGGCGCTTCCGGTCCCGGACCCCGGACTGACGGTCAGAGGCTGGTCCGTTACCTCGCCTACCCCGTCCTTCCAATTAACATTCAAATCACTCATAATTATATCCTTTAGTTATCTTCTACTCACAAAGATAATAAAACAAGAGAGCCCCAACCGGCTTAAGTCGATCGGGGTCTGAGTAAGCGAAAAGAAACTGATTATCGTCCCATCATTCTCAATACGGTCCTAGTCGATGCTTGCGCCCAAGTCCAGCTGTCATTAGATGTTACGTTAACCGTCTGTTGAGTACCATTTACATCCAAGTTAATAGTCTCCTTGTCAAGCTCGATAGTAGAGTCTCCAGCGGCTTGCGTTACCGTCACGTTGGCTACCTGGCCACCAGCGGCAGTTACCTTCAATGTAGCTGTCAGTTCCTCGATCGTGACGTTGGCCGGTACGTCCGAGATCGTGATGCTCCAAACGAACTCGCCAGCGGCTCCGGGATCGTCGGCGATAACCGCTCCGTTAGCCGTAGTCTTTCCAGCCGCCGTGTAGTTAGCGGGGAGTAGTAACGTAAGCCCGTTCTCCTCAGCCGGTGCGACCGCGAACGTAAGCTTAGTACTGTTAGACTTACCGGTGATGGTAACATTACCACCTGTCTTTTGTACGGAAGCGTTAGGGCTGTCTGATCTTACCACCTCAGCAGCCGCTGCCTGATTAACTACCAACGCCTTCTTAGCCCCGCCGTTCGTGGTGACCGTAAGGTTGATAGTGCGTTGAAGACGACCGGTGTGTTTATCACCGGAGAAATTAACCGCCTGATCTCCTGATCCTGATACCGGATCTACGGTTACAAAACCGAATTTTTTTGATGCCATACTTAAATATATTTATAAATGTCCTTTTATCATGCCAAAAATAACTTATATAATGTTAGCCATAAAATATGGGGGGGGATAGATAGCACTACGACTACACCCGCTCCACGTACAGACCTATTAAATCCTGTAGATTATGGCTGAGAGGAGTTCCGCTATCCCTAGTACACTTATACACATCAGCGTTCTGGATGTAATATTTATCCTTGAATATCTCCATTGGAGGGAAATACGGGATAGGATCCCCTATGGTCCCGGCATGCTCCTTATCAATGACCTTGTATAAGGAAGCCGTATTTAGTCCGGGTTTCCATTCCTTTGATAATGTATGTTGTTGAATAACCTCATAAAGGATATCCGTATCGTCCTTCACCACCCTGAGACAGAATCCGGCATCCACCGACAACCCGAACTCCGCCCCTTCTTGTCCCCATATAGGGAATAGGACCTTAACATCCAATTTATCGTTAGAGGATAAGGATAAGTATTTATTATTAACCACCATTCTAGAAAATTTTACAGCCACCCTCTGAGGATCAGAGGCGTCCTTCTCCTTCGCCTGTTGCTGGACGTATGCTGTGGTGACACTTATCTTGTCTGGATATCCGGATTGGACATCAATAGCCCTTACCTGCTCTACGGTAGTGGCTAGATTGATCTGCTTTTGCTTGTCCCCTAACGCCGACATAAGATCATTATCATACTTATCCATCATCCCGATCAAGATCTTGCCTTCCGTTATATCGAATTCCAGACCCATGATCGTTATCTTGCCAGCTATAGCCCCATCAGACAAGGCGTTACGTCTATCATGTTCAGGAATATAGATATTCTGATCATCCAAGAAGAACTCATATAGATTTCCGGTCTCATAAGTTCTTATCTCCTCGTATTTAACTGATTTCTCCTCATTAAGAAGCCTTGACTCATCCAGCTTAGCCTCGATAATCTCCTTGACAGTAGCTTTAGGATTAGCCTCCTTGAACGCCAGTTGCTCCTCCCCAAGCTCTATCCATGGGGCGGGAATACCTTTGGAGTAATCATCATAACTATAGCCCTTGGCGTAATTATCGTCAAGAGGCTCATCTTGAACCAACATCTTGGGATATATCTCCCTGTTTATATATGTAAAACTCATAGCTTATTAATCTTGTTCTTTAACGGCGATGCTATACTTGCCTGAAGCGTAACACCAGATATTTATCTCGAAAGGCCTGTTAGCCGTAGTGGTTATAGAAGTTCCGCTCATGCTGACATAATTCCCGGAATTAGGTATCGCTTGGGTGAAAGCCGCTGAGGGGACACACCTGATCATCAGCTCCTCCCCTACCTGCATCCCTGACTGCACGGATAGGGTGGTAGCGGCTGATAACGTAGCCGTGATACTTCTCTTGCTAATAGGCAGGTTAGCTAATGTCGTGACCGTATTAACTCCTATAAGCCTGTTCATGGTCTTCTTGTCAGCCGCCGCCATCAACCCGTTAGTAGACTCGTTGGCTACGGCGTATGTCGTGTTAGGAGGTGTAGCCCAAGTGCCATCTCCACGCATGAAACTGGATGTGCTTCCATTAAGCTGTCTCAATAAGCCGTTAGCTGTAGTAGAGGCTAATCCGTATGTGGTATTGGTAGGCACTACCCACGTTCCATCACCACGAAGAAAAGATGCCTGCTTGCCAGCGGCTGGGGCCGGTACCAATCCCGCAGCACCAGCCGCCGAGGCCGTAGCCGCCTTCATATTGGCGTAGGTAGTATTCGTATCCTTATAATAGGGGATACCACCGACAATAGGACAAGCCGTATATCCAGAGGCGTCTGTCACGGTACTGCCGTTCTTGACCAATCCTGTGGACCCATTAGCTCCTACAACACCATACGTTGTATTAGTATCCGTCCAAGGCACGTTGACATACATCTTACCATTTCCGTCAAGAGCTACCGGATAATTCTTCCCATTAGCTGAGTACCCGATCTTAACAAGACCCAGATTACCGCTCGTGGCCTGTGAGTATGTGGTGTTATTGTCAGTCCAAGGGACATTGACGTACATCTTGCCATTATCCAAGAGCACAGCGTAGTTCTTTCCATTAGAAGCATAGCCGATCTTAACCAATCCTAAGGTGTCGGCCGTGGCTTCATTATACGCTGTGTTATTATCCGTCCATGGAACGTTGACGTAAGCGTTGCCGGACGAATCCAGTTGCACCTTATAGTTCTTCCCGGAAGTCGTATATCCCACCTTAATACCGCCAAGAACGGTAGCGGAGGACGTGGGAGGTGTGAAGGTACTTGGTTTGCCCGTAACCCCGGACCAAGGCACGGAGGAAGCCTGACTGGCCGTGTAAGGCTCATACCCATCCTCACTGTTTAATTTAGACTCGTCTTTTATCAGATACATCTTACCTGTAGACGTGACCTTTACCGTATCACCACTTTGAACCGTAGCGGTGGTAAGGGCGAATCTAGCCGTATCATTAGCTACCACGACCAATCTATCCAAAGCCGCCTTAGGCAACCTATCTATGCTGATGGTTCCGGACGCGATCTTAGAGGCATCAAAATTGGCCAATGTCGTGGAGATAGTCACGTTGTCTCCGAAGTCCGATGAGACACTACCGGTAACAGCCCCGGACAGCGCTATGGTCCTAGCCGCCTGTAATTTCGTGGCGGTAGGGGCATTATCCGTCTTAAGAGCATATTTGGTAAGATCAATATCATTAGCCTTATCCAAAAGCTGATCTATCTGCTTACCATTGTATTTACCTTGAAAATCTTCCATATCAAACTTATTTTTTGCTCAAATATAGTTATATACATAAATACCAAGAAATCGAGGGGGGGGGGAGATACGGGTAAGTGTCAAAAACTGCCGTCCCCGTGCAGGAATCCGCTACAGAATATAATAGCCTTGTCTTTAAGTTTCTGGACAGATTCCCATTCCCATTCACCCTCACAAGGCTTAACGACATACTTATTCCCCCATGTCTTAAACTTCCTCTCTATAACAAACATCTCTGGGTCTTTTAAGACATGGAAGATACTTCCAACAGGGAAATACTTATCAGTTCTCAATATAACTCGATGATGTCTCTCGTCATATTCAGGATCGCCTACGATACGTGCCTTATAAAACTGGAAATCATTTAACGTCTGATCCACTGGCTCTATCCAATAATACCCCTTACCCATTGCAGTTTGTATTTAATTATCTATATTTGCGGTGTAGTAACTCATAATGTTTTAAGTGATTTTCAACCAAAGGGGAAGGGTGTCCGTGAGGATGCCTTTTTTCATTCCCGCCCACCCTTCCTATGAACAAAAGATCTACCTCGAACAAATGTAATCATAATAAAGCTACGGTCAAAAAGAAACCCTATCGGTATTCTATTGCCGACAGGGTTCTCCAACGTTGTATCAAACTAAATCATATCACTCCATTTGATTGTGTCACCGACGAAGCACCGCACCGCCAGATTCACCACAGCCACGCCGGTTACCGGGCAGCATGTGTCATCACCTACCGTGGATACGGTGCTGTTCGCTGGGACAGCTATCTGTACTGGCAATGTCTCGCCTGTTGTCGGAACCACCTGCCGGATTTTCAGCAGCAGAAGGCCCTCGCATGGCAAGGACAGCCATATCCTTGGGTTGATGCCGAAGACGGTGTTGGTAGTAGTCACTACCACGTTCTTCGTAACCAACTCATAAAGAGACCCTATTTTAGAAACACAAGCCATAATAGCCTCCTTCCTTTATAGAGTTAGATAGCGGCGTTTCCGTTGTTGCAGCAGCCATTGTCGCATCCACAACTATTACCGCAGCATCCTCCATTGTATCCACTAAATCCTTGATATGGATAACCACCATAGCCATTACCTGCAAACGGGTTGCAGACTAAATAGCTAGGCACCGGGCAAGGACGAATCTGGTTAACAATGTTTTGAGTTTGAGCTTGCTGAGCGGCGAACAACTCCAATGTCTGTTTTTGCTCACGAAGAGAATTGATCTCATTCTGCATTTCACGCTTCTCGAGGTTACAGAACTGCTCATTGATAAATTGAGTCTGTGCGTCTATCTTAGCGCTCAAGATATTAAACTGACTCGTAGACTGCTCTCTGTTGTTAGCCAAACCGTTATTGATATTGTTCTGAAGAACATTGGTTTGCTCTAACGTCCGCAATTGATTGTCAAAACCCTGCTGCGTTATCATATTTTGAGTAGCGCACGTGCTTTGGTTGATCAACGAACTCAAATTGCAGCAGCAAGAGCTGATTTGATTACCGATCTCACAACCTTGTTGCTGTACGGCGTTAATAACAGCCTGAGAGGTCATACCTACCTGACCAGCTACCTTATCGATAGCGCCTTGTACGTTACAGATAGCGTTTTGCAATTGAGTGGTAGTACAGTTCAAGGCGTTAGCGATCTGATCGATAGCGCTTCTGTTACCTTGGATAGCCTGCATCAGTAACTCACGACCATAGTCGTTATTCAATTGAGCTGGAAGACCATTAGCGCAACACTCATTACCATTGCCAAAACCATTGCCAAAGCCACGGCCACCCCATAACCAGAACAGGACGATGATCCACAACCACCAACCGTTAGCCCCGCCGAAACCGTCTTGGTTGTTACGACCGTTCATCAAAGCCGCTACCAAGTTCGGATCCATCTTATTTCCGCCTATTAAATTGGCGAACATCCCCGGAATCATAGATAATAAACCGTTAGTGGCGCTTCCACTACCGGAACCCATACCGTCTAACAAAACGATTTTGTCTCCACTTGTACCCATGTCTATTTATTTTTGAATTAATAATAACCACACCTGATGGCGGGCGTTACAAAGTTCAAAAATTAACAGTCCTAAAATCGTGATATGTGTCATCATCAAAGTACGTCATGTCTTGTAAATGGGATTAATAAGAACCGATACAAGACAAAAAATCCGGAGCGTATCACTACGACCCGGATTCATCGTAAATCTATAAAATTCAATGTTTCAATGCTCGAAAGAAAACGTCTCACGACGTCAAAGAGAGATTAACTACACGAAAAATCTCGCATCAACTTATTTGTATTAGCAGTGTATTCATTAACTATCTTACTGGATGAGGGATTATCCTCTAGCCTTGACAGGCGGTTATCGTCACTCCTTACCGTAACATCACCCATCCTTCGTACCACGCTTTCTTGATATGATGATGGATCGGAGTATATAAGATCATCGACGAACCTGTATATCGCACCATCAACCGTCTCACCTACCTTCTCATATAAGCCGGATTGGAATGACACGAAATCATCATACCTCTCACGAGCCAAGAACGAACCGTCCGGTCTCGCCTCGACGCCGCCGTTGACCTCCCGGAGCAGGCCCGGATTCCTTTGGTACAGATACCTGTAAAACCCGGCATCCATCATCCTGTCCTGACTATCCAGATAGAAAAGGTTTCTCATGCTACTGTCACCGGACTCGATAGCCACGTCAAACAGAAGATCCCTTACCTGACCTTCCGGCAACGACATCTCCATGCTTTTTAACGTACCTCTGTCATGGTGGTTCAAAGATACGTTATAAAATCCATTAAAATCAAGGAAACGTAAGACATTATTATATAAATCCGATTTTTTTAACCTTTCCTTGATCTGGATCTTCCTCAACGAGGTACAGGATTTGATAAAATCCCGATCCTTTCCCTGCCTAGCCTCGTATCTCCTGAACTCTCGATCAATATCGACATCATCCATCTCAGGAGTCACGGGATGTTGGTATATTAATCTGGTAAGGATCATGTTCTCGGTATTCGAGGATGAGATGTTGGACATAACTAGCTTCTTTATGTTATCCTTGACCACGCCAATATCGGAACGGGAAGCCCCTGCGGGAACCACGCCAGCCGGCAAGTACGAGGGCCGCTCTATCCCGATATCGGCCAACATCTCATAGGCCTGATCGGTGTCGATTATCGGAGCCGTGTTATGGTACGTATTCCTACCCATATACAACATGTTCCTATCATACATATCGGAAGGGGATGTATTCCCGGACCTTACATACACCATCCTATCCCCAGTAGAATAAGTATCCTGAACCTCGTATATCGGGTTCCCTTTTCCTGTTATCCTATCAAGATCGGAGATAAAGCTATCGTATACCGAATTGCCGGCCTGTATGGAAGACAACATGACATCCAGCGACGCCATAAGATCACGGATATCCTCCGGTCTGGATATAATCATCTCATCGCTGATCGCCTCGCTTATATCCACACCCATGTCGGCAAGATCCATGGCTATGTCATGCAGACGTCCGGCAACGTCCTTGATGTCCTTAAAATCATCCATATCGATTATCTCCCCAACCTTATCCCTTAGACCCTTCATATCCTTAGGCATACTGATATACGGTATGGTACTATTGAAGTACGAGTCGGTAATCGTATTTCCGTCCTGACTCCGAACCTCCATACGGGTCATATTACGATACGTGTCATACATCCGATCTGCGTAATCCTGATCCTCCTGATACCGGAGTGCCAAGGAAGGGTAGGGGATGGAGGTGAAAGCCTGATCGAACTCCCGGCGGTCGCTGATACCGCCTACCGCCCTCATGATCGTATCCCTTACCTCTATTGGATTCAAGACCTTTCTCTTCCCTAACGAGTCATATGTATCCTCATATATCATATAATCATCACCAAGACCTGACTCGGAGGATAGGAAATACATATCCTTCTCATTAAGATCCCCGTCAGACATAAAATCGACAATCCTCCTCATCATATCCCTTACCCGCTCATACGCTGATCTGTTGGTCATGATATTATCAATCTCATCAGCGTCATACATCCCGGACCTATCAAGATTGTATCTATTGAGGAATATATCACCGCCGGAGAGGAAATTGGATATGATCATATCATTAAGATCATTGATATTATCAACCCCCAAGGAAGTAAGGGTGTTATTGATATCCTTAACCTCATCGGCCATGAAATTACCGACGAAATAGTTCTTCCGCTTGATAAAGGACATGACATCATCATACCTAGGTTCCCCATTACTATCCAGATCATATTCTGATGGCATGGACATCCAATCGCCAAAGAAAGACACGAAGTCGGGGGAGTAGGCCGTACCCCAGACCGATAAGGCCTGCTTCTGGTCGCCCAACACCTCCATCGCCCTTTGGTATAATCCGGATGGTTGGTCGTTCGGGGCAAGGACATTATCTATCCCACCCTCCTTATTTTTTATAACATAACAAGATCGTCCCATTACTAAATCGTTTTGACACAAAGATAGAAAATCCCGCCTACTCTCACGAGCGGACGGGACACCAAAATAACAACATAATAACAAACCTTATGTTTCTCCGAAAAGTGCAAATCTTTTTGCCGATCCTCACGAACAGGCAAAAGCTCAATCCTAAACAACAAAAAAAATGAAATTCATTATTCATCAAATATCATATATATTGTCAATATATTTAACATACGAACTGCTACCAATATGTCCATAACGGAAAAGACTTTCTCGTCCCTGTTCCATATTGTTTCGACACTTTTACGTAAGTCGGATGCCCCAATGAGACTATTGAGCATACACAGGCTTAACTTTATATCCTCCACGTTCTGTGAGATTTTTTCAAAGTCACAGAAGAAGTCCAACGTTTGGTTTGTCTCTTTTAGTTGAGACATGAACTTATCGAAATCTTTAAGCATAAGCCTTTTGTTTTATAGCCACACGTTGTGACTTGCGGTTGTTAATGTCGTTCAATTGCCAATCTTTCGTGTTGCGATAACTATGGACTAACAGTTCGGAAATCTTTCCTCGTTTCGCTCCGTTTGCATTCACATTACGAGAAGCCATAACTCTATCAATATAGTAATCAGCATATAGCACATCGAAGAAATTATCTGCTTCATTTTTTCCTTTGCAGTCAGAATTGCTCAACATAAAGCTATGTCCCTCAGCTACCACTTTGTCACAGAACTCTTTCAGTCTAACTTGTGAATCATCATTGAACGCTTCTTTAGTATAGTCATTAAAACTTGAAGTGTCACTAAGCGGACGGTAAGGAGGATCAAAATAGAATAATGTTTTGCCATTAGCACAAAGTAAGGTATTTTCAAAATCACCTTCCAAGATTTCCACTCGCTTCAATAATTCACTATCAGCCCTAAGTGTTTCTTCATCACAAATCTGTGGCTGCATATACTTTCCGCAAGGAACATTGAACAAACCTTTCTTGTTAACACGATACAACCCATTGAAGCAAGTACGATTTAGGAAGAAAAACTTTGCTGTATTTTCTATTGTGTCAAGATTTTTCTCATTGTAGCGTTGGCGTACAGCCATAAACATCTCACGTTTTGCGTCCATATTTTGCAAAGCGTAATATTGGGCTTGAATATCCTGCAATGCAGGAATCAACTCTTCCACATTGTCCCGAACAGTTCGGTAACACGTAATCAAGTCACTGTTGATGTCATTGATTACGGCACGTTTGATATTTGGATGCTGTTGCAGCATGTAGAACAACATAGCACCACCGCCAACGAATGGCTCTATGTATGTCGCACTATCCTAATTATCAAAGTCAGCTGGGAGTTTTGCTTCCAGTTGTTCTATGAGCTGTCCTTTTCCACCAACCCATTTGATGAATGGTTTTGCTTTTGTATTCATTATTAATCCTTTTTTGAACTAATGATTTTTCAATCATCAGTATTTATACCTTTTGTTTTATTGATAAGCTGACGAACATCAACATCCAGTAGAGCAGCTACCTTGGTCAATGTTACTAAATCTGGTTGTGAGGTATTGGTGCACCATTTTGAGATTGTTGCAGGATCTTTTCCTAATTGCTCGGACAACCATTTGCTTGTCCGCTTCTTCTCTACCAACACGACTTTTATGCGATTTATATCTTTCATCGTTTATCTTTATTATTGCGTTCAGCGCAAAGATAATGGAATATTTTTGAAATCAGATTATTTTTATTACACTTTTATTATTATTTAGCATATCAGTCAGAGGAAAATCAAAATTTAATTGTATCTTTGCAGCGAGAAATAAAGAGTTGTTTAACAAGCAAACTTATGCATAATGCAGAAATTAGAATTATTGCCAAACCATTACCTCTATTGAGGCGAGAGACTCATAAAATGCTCATTTTAAGCTATTCTGTATAAATTAGCGGAATTTTATAAAAAATGTAATCAATTATATTCCTCTGTCATATACAAGGCATAATCATACCTATCCTCCATCATCATCACCACCTTCTTGATATCAGATAAAGTTAGTTTCTTTATCTCCATATTCCTACTATCCATCCTGACGAAAGAGTCCTTGAACTCCTGCTCGGTTATGGCGTCCAACCTAAATAGATTGTATTTTATAAGTAACTGGGTTACGTCAAATATCAGGATATTAAGATCGATATCACCCTTCAACTCATTAAGAAGATCACGCATCATGAGCTTGATGGCATCAGTATCAAGCTCCAGCTTCTCGGCCTCCTTCATCAGCTTCTTGATGATACCATTGTGCTCGATTATGATATTAGCGTTATCGTCATCGGTAGGCAGAAGTACATCCATCGTACATTTTATACCAACCTTATCACTAAGTCTTTTATTGAACTCCGTCATATAATCGAAAGCCTGACTTCTGCTTAAAGCGTATGTATGGTCAAGCAACTGCCTTTGTCTGTTATTGACAAAATAATGACTGGTGTATAACATCATCAAGACCTTCACTCGCTGGATGCGTAGGTCTTGCATAATTTTACGGTGTAAAAAACTATCTAACTGCATAATATAAAGAGTCCCCACCGGGGCCATCACACACCCGGCAGGGACCAACTTTTAAATATCTTACTCGTCAGGTGATGGACTGACACCGCAAAGATAAATCAAGATAATTTATTTAGCAAGGATCATGGGCTTCTTTTTCTCCCGATACTATATTACCTTCGGAAGCCAAAGACTTGTCCTCGGCCGCCTTCGTAGGCGAGGCGAACTCCGATTGGGAACCGGACGGGTTGCCGAACGGGGTCTCCGTATCCTCGAAGAACGTCTCATCCCTCCTAATACTCATCCTGAACTTAGGGGCTATGAAAGGATCGTTATTAAGATCGATGTTGATCGTAACGTCATTCATCAAAATATCATCCTTAGTCCTGGAATCGCCTATCCATCCTCTTGCGTCAGTAGTCATAGGCATCTTACTAGCCACTCCCTTGACAGCCTCTAGCCGTTTCTTGATAACATCCACGTCTCCCGTCAACGGAATCATATATGTCTTATTATCCAACCCGGATCTGGCTATAGCGTTATTAAGATCCATTATATCATCAATACTTACGCCTCCGCCTAGACCCTCCATAATCCTATCAGCCATCGATCCGATCATGGATGAGAATGATGATATATCCTGATTTTTCAATCTTACGGGGTACAGGTAATTTCTTCCATTTCCTGTCTTTATAGCTACAACCGGGATACGCGAATTTTTATAATTACCATACTTGTCCATAACGATAGCCGTACAGAACGGGAATATGTTATACTTAATATTATCTCTCATCGTAACCTCCCCGTTCTCTATATATCCTACGCTCTCGACCTTACCAACCGTCTCATTGGTAAAGTCATTTTCGGATACCATCAACGTACCATTATCATCACTTATGCTAAAATTAGGTCTTCCCGGCAAAACACTAGTTACTGCACCCACGAACGGTATATCAATCTCGCCAGCGACAGATCCTACATTATCCCTATACAACTCAAAGGCCATACTCCTTAAATCAGCGTTACTTCCTTTTGAGTCCGGGTCATTGGCTTTCAATACCGAGACGAAATTGCCATCGCTATCCACGATCTTAATAACCATATTATCAACCAGCTCTCTGTAAGCCGACTTAGTCTCATCAGAATTAGGATCAACGGCGTTAAGGCTATTGTATTTATCATACAGTCCCTTGGTGTATGGATCTGACATATCCATCTTAAACCTTACCATATCACCCTTGCGAAGGCTAGCCGCTGCTTCCTGATTCACCGACTCGTTGTTAGATCCAAACGTATCACCCGTGTAATAAGGGACAATAGACCCATCCTGCCCCTTGCGATACACCATGAACCAGTTGGAGGTCGATAAGGCGGTCTGCCGCCCCAGTATGACACCGGTGGCGTTCTCGAAAGCCTGAGCGTCATCCTCACTAATCATCCATCTTGAATGATTCTTGGACTCAATAACGCTGAACATGTTCGTCCCATCAGTAAAATCCATCACCATCTTATCATCCATAACATATTCACCGGGCGTGACGAGAGCCTTAAGCCCGGATCCCGCCATAAACCTGTCAAGCCTCATTCCTCCTACCTCATAATACATGACCCCACCGATCTCCCTCTTTTGAGCCATCAACACCACCGGATTCTGGGCGGCGTTGACCTCCGTCCCGCCGGTGGATGTCCCGGGTTCGCTCTCCGTGAGAACATCACCCATAGGTATAGACTTATCGTAATCCTTGACAACCATACTTCCATTATCATACAACCTCATCCATTCCACGAATTGAAGAAGAGGATCATCAGAATAGTTATTGATAATATCAATAGCCTCATTAAGCTTATCCTGATCAACCTCATTGCCATTGTCAGCCTCATTCATAAGATCGTTATAGGTCTTTATAGCCTCCTTAACCTGATCCTGATCAAGACCATTAATATTCATATCTATGATATCATCAATATTATCCTTAATATTATCTGATACATTATCATTGATCTTTAATCTATCTATCATTGACTTAGCCCTATTTATCCTAGCTATAGGATTATCGCCAAATCCTTTTACAAGATTATTAATACGATCCTTATTGTTATCATATATCTGCTTTTCCCTAGGAGATAAAATATCCTCATTACCGTTCCAGATCTTTATGGCTATATCATTGGCTCTATCATCTGAAGGATTTATAATATCCTCATCATCAGGAACCCTCTCAACTATATTACTTTCATCAGCCTTAATCTCATTCTCCATAGATCTGGCTATCATATGATTATATGTCTTGAACATAAATGCCTCATCCTCTCCTATAAGACCATCTTGGTAAGCCTTGTCTATGGCTTGATCATTAGCGTAAAGGGCGTTTGCTTCAGGATTATCAGTATTCCTGAAATCATACTTGCTATCATCCTCCTCATAAGTCTTACCCCATGCGTTCGACAATATCTTCATGAACCCGCGCTCCTGCGCCCGGATGAATCTTCTGTCACGCATACGACGAAGAGACTCGTTTATATTCTTATAAGCCACAATATTATGACGATACTCGCTAAGCAACGCCATGGCCTCTTTATGATTATCGACCCCACGGGTAGACACGGCATTCTCAAAATCAACTATAGTCTCATAAGCCGCCATAAGATCTGAGACGCTAATCTTAGAATCATTATCATTTAAAGATAACTTAGATATATCCACATCTGAATTAATCAACGTGCTTAACTTTCTCTCCAAGGCAATTCTTTCTTCCGTCAATTTAAGAAGCCTATCATTCTCCTCAGCCAACTTAGTCTTATCAGACTCAATTGCTTCCTTCGATGCAACCTTTTGTTGAGTATTTAAGATATTCCTCTCCATCTTCCGTATATCATTCGTCAGCTTCCGGAGTTTTTCGAGAGCCTTGCTTGAATCAGGATTAAGATGAGAGTATATATCAAGGGCATCACCTATACCCGTCTTATATATCCTGTTTAACTGATTGGTGATATCATTCAAATTATCCTTAGCCTCAATACCGTTATATACCATATTGGAGATATAGGCGTTAAAAGACCTGTTCGGGATACCCTCAGTAAGTGAGTCGGCGAATCTGTTGGCCATGGTAAAATTATCCACCTTCTTATTAAACTCGTTGACAAGATCGGCTTTATACTCATTAACCTGCTCATCCGTCATATTCATATCGGACGCTATATCGCTATTAGGTATATATTCGACTACCGTCCTGAAATTCTCCTTCGTATCATCCAGCATCCCCATCTCCGAATCATAACGAAGACGATTGAATACGGCGTCACTGAAATCCTTATTTATAATCCTACCATCACTCTCGTACGATGTATCTACGCCGGATAATTGAGCGTTAAGAGCCATACTGCCACGAATAGCACGGACAGCAGCCTCGGTCAAGGCGCCGGCATTGGCGTTGTAGGCCTCCACCATCCCCTTGTTCCGGGACATGTCTTGGCTCCATTCCTTTATACCACCAATAGTTTTTATTCCCATAACCGATCCGATAATCATACCGATGCCGATTTCCTTCCATCCCTGATTAGATCCGTAAGTCTCCTTGAACCCGTTCTTTATAGCCTCCATGTAGCCTATATTCTGCCGGATAGCCATAGGATTGTATCTTGATTCCACCCAATCCTCGGCGGATTTGCTAGCCACTCCCTGAAGACCTTCCTCATACAGACCCTCAGATACCGGACGTTTGATGATATTGAACGTATTCCCGGCTATTTTCTGCCATTTCTTAGGCGTTATGGTCCTCAATGCCCCATTATTCATCCTCTCGGCGCCTACGCCAAATATATTGCGTTTTATGAACTTATCCACGCCAAGATCCATGCCGAACATATCGCCGAACATAGCTATATTGGATAATGACAATATACCGACATTGGCGCCAAATACGGCATTAGCGGCATCGGCGTTGTCAGCCCTGAACTTCATAAGCTCCTCATATGGGACTTCCCTTCCATAAGCGTTACGGTAAGACTGCCTGAAATTCTCCTCAGCCTCCATCAGCATGCTTCTAGCCTCGACAGACGCCTCCCACGAGGTAGATGTACCAAGAAAAGCGAGGGTGTCCAGCCCCTTGCCTATCCTCTGTCCCGTACGGGCGGCCCTAAGGTAAACGCCGAACGCTTTCTTGGTATCCGAAGCCGCTTTGCCTATCCTAGCCAAAGCCACGCCTGCCCTAGCTCCCGTACGAGCTAAGTTCATCAATCCAGCACCGGAATATACAGCTGATGATAACATGGCACCAGCGGTAAAAGCAAGACCGGATAAGAAATCGTTAGACCAGAAATTAGCCGTAGTCATGCTCTGAAGAAAATTCATATCCCGCTCCTCACGATTGTAATAATGAGCAAGACCGTAATCCATCTTCTTGTCCTGATCATCCAGCCATCTCGTGAAATCGTTATCAAATACGGCGTTAAAATTACCTCTGGATACACCGGCGTAAATACCATAAAAAGGCTGGATAACGCCGCCTAATCCGTATAAAGCAGTCTTACCCGCCAGCTTACCCAATCCTCTCATCCATTTCTCGGTCCTACCTTGGCTCCTAGATAGACGCGTGTCGTTATCTACGCCGGGAATATAAGACTCGTATTTAGGTATCCAAGTACCGCTACTGAGTCGATATCTTGAATCCTCCAACGATATCTCCGGACCTGTAAGGTTAAACCTACCCTTATAGCTTTGGTCAGATGCCATATATCCCAATGGGGACATATGCTTTATATCATCATAATAATTTGTCTTAACGGTATTCTTAATCCTTTCCGACAATGATGGTATCTGCGACTTTGATCTCTCCGAAGCAGAGTACGGATCAAGCACGGGAGGCAAATCACGATCCGGTATATCGTAGGTATTCGTACCAATGGCTCTAGTGGCATCAACACCCATTGTAGGATAGCCATATCTTTCGGCCAATTTCTTTCCATCAGGAACGTTATTACCGGTTTCCATTATTTCCATTATTTCCACTATTTCTGTTTTTTATCTCTTGATCAATGATACTGGCTATAGGGGAGATGAAACTCTCGAAGTCATCGGTAGTCGATCTGCCCTCACTCCTCCAATACACCTCATTTTCCTTACTAAGTATCTGTTGCCACGCCATAGTCAAATAATACTGAGGACAAAAATCAATTTTTCTGGCTACTTCGTCAGCGTAAGCTACGCCATCTAGGTCTATAGAATACAACGGGGTATCTCCCTTACTGGCTTTCCCCTTACCATATATATCCACATTTATGCCAGAAGATCCATTATTGTACTTATATCCTGAAGCCCTTAACTCGTACATGGAAGCGTTATCAAACAACACGTCAGTAGCGATCATCATCTGATTCTTCCTGATATTACCGTCATTTATATTCGTAAACATATCTATATAAGGCATTGTCATATCTTTGGCCCCGCTGGCGTAAGCGAATGGAGCCACCTGCAATGACTTAGCCATATTCCCATAAGCGTTATCACTTGAATTAGCGAACGATATAGATACAACACCAGAGTCGTAGGTCTCGGATGGAATATTTACATCCTCTTTATAGAAAGCAAGGTCATTGGCAGCCAGATCAGCCTCGCTTACCTCAATAACGGATCTACCATCACCTCCATTATTGCCAATGATCTGATACTTACCATCACCTATAGGGGATATGGTAAACGTTATCTTCGTATTGGCATTATCCTTATCCTTAGGAATAAAACCACCACCACGGGTAAATAGGTCACTAATCTTTATATAATCATACTCGGCTTTGCTTTTAGACGGATAATCACCGGAAAAGATATACTCACGCTCGGCGTACTCATGACGATATTGCCTTAAATAATCCTCGCCAGCACGCTTTGCGTCATCATTTAACCTACCCAAATCTCCACGGCTCCATTTATGCCTTAATAAATCATTTCTTTCCTTATGCGCTTCGTCATATATAGCGGTAGCGACAGCGATCGCTCTATTATCCCCAGCAAACCTGTCTTTTATTTCCTCGATATGCCTATTCTTGTTAGCCCCAGATACGGCAAGAGACATTATAGATTCAATATCATCAAGCGACAAAGACGTTCCCATAAGATCATTCAAACGATCCATAATAATACTTGACTGACCTGAATCTACCGATACGTATGGCGCTTCCCCTTGAATATTACTATTAACAACGTTTATATTATCATTTAGCAAAGAACTATAAGCAGATAGCTTAGCCCAATCGTCTAATGTTATATCGTTTATGCCATCTATATCAAAAACCTTATCACCATTATTGTTGATATCCCCAAGATTGAATGTGCCAAATCCGTAACTAATATCTATACCTGATCCTTCATACGATCTAGCCTCTTTCTCAATTATAGCATCAACACCATCCAAAACAGTATTCTCAGCCTTATTGAAGCCCTCATTAATCTTACTATACTTATTCCTTTGGTTATTTAACCCAAGAAGCTTTATATAACTATCCTTTCCATTATAATCAAGAAGTGTATTCGTAGATCCACCATTAGCCTTAAAATAAGTCATGATAACCTGATCCCTATCCATATCCTTGACCACATTACTATTCTCAGGATCAGATGCCCATGCGTCGATCTTCCTCTTGGCATCGTCTGATAGAGACTTTACAAAATTCTCCATGCCTGTATTCACCGCCTTTTCATTGGCTATAAATCCATTCATGAACTCATCGCTTATATTCACATCTTCAAGATTGGCACTCTTCGTAACCACGGTGGGACCGGTCATGTCATCGCCTCCACCATTTCCATTCTCCGATTTACCTGATTTACTAGCTCTTATCAAAGCGGATTTCTCCATGGCTAGATTATGCCTTTTTGTCTCATTGAACTTAGCCCTCTCCATCATCTGTTGATTAGCCTTGAAATAATAATCATCAACACCAAGCGTCTCGTATGAGTTATTATAAGACCATCGTAACCCCACGCCACGAAGGAACTGCTGCCTCACCATGAACATGCCGGCCCGCTCCGGACTGTAGTTGCTGCCGATAACGCCCTCAGCCTCCTCCACGAAATCATTTTTCTGCTTGGTGATATCCGCCAGCTCTGACTCCAACCTAGCCTTTTTGACCTTATCATTGCCAACGCCCTTTAGCTTTGCCCGTATAGATTCTTCCTTGGCACTAAAATCATCAATATACCCTTTAAGGAAATCAGAGGTACTCTGGACATTGAATAGGTCAGGATTCGTCCTAGCCATATACCTACCCTCTAGTTGCATCTGAGCTTTGCCGTTCTCTGATATGGAAGCCATGGCTATATCCCTGACTTGAGCATAGCTCATTTCATCTATATACATCTCACGCATCTCCCCCGTCCTGTTACCATTGGCATCAATCACCGGCACATTGACTTTCTTTCCCTTATTAAGGGAGATGAAGTTCTTCATCTTCTCATCAACCTCAGCGTGATAATCCGTATAAGGAGTATAATGTATAGGATTAAGACGTGTTCCTACCTGACCGTCATTCATCCATGCCACGGCATCGGCGAAAGCCTCAGCCTCGTTTATAGGACTATACATCTTAGGATTATTCAATTTCATATCCTCCATCTTCTCACTAAACGACCGGATCTCCCTAGTGCCGGCAATGGCATTCAACACACGGGTATCCAGAGCCTCCCCAAGACGAGCCTGTATACTTCTGGCTATACCATCAGAAGCCAAATTAGATTTACGATACACGTTATTCACATCCTGTATCAATCCATTTAACCTATTCTGAAGATATTCCCTATCCTGAGGTTTTATAATGTCAGAATTGATAATATAATCAGCATACTCGTTTATAGCCTGCCGATTGGTATCTATCTTCTGCTGCATGTATCCCATACCCTGCATCATGACATCTATGTTGTAGGGTGATACGTACTTGCCGTAATTCCTTAATATACTATATTGTGAAGCCATCCTTTATCCTTTCTTGCCTTTAGTTACTTCCTGAGCAGGATATAATCTCCTGTAACTTAATATATCTCCTTGAGGGTCTGCGATCAACTGACCATTGGGACCGATCTTTACATCCCCAAATATAGATCTTAATGTATTCATGGTCGTAGCCGTGTTCCACTTCTGCTGAATCTCATCATTGACGCTATCGAAATACCTAGACCAGTTCTCGTCATTTATAGCCAATCCCTGCAATATCCGTTGTTGATAAGCTTGACGTTGGGCTATGTTCTTGTCGTAAGTATTCGCCCATGATTGAGAATTGACATTATCAGCCCAAGTCCTTTGAGCCACATTCCCTTGTTCTACCTCATTTATATACTTACCTATATTGGAACTCATGATAGCCTGTAAATTGGAAGATAAAGCCCCTCTCTGGGAATCCGGGACATTACCCATCTGATCCAATTGTGATTGGAAAGCACGATTAGCCTCAACCATATACTGATCAGCCGATCTCAACACCGGGTCCACGGTAGGAGCGTAATGTCTTTCCAGACCTTCCGTTGTCACGGCTCCCGGAGTCATCCTGAACACCTCAGGAAAGTCAAGACCACCACCTACTATATTCCTGCCTCCATTGCCGCCGTTCGATTTACCGGCATTTGTGTTGGTTTTAGGAAGTGTATTAGGATCAATCAGCTCAGGCATATCCAGCTTAACATCAGGATCCTCCACATCACCTATACCCATAGGACCGGGAGCCACCTTGTGGGGATCGAGTATGAAGTCAAGACCTTCCATGCCTTTCATGGATCTTAACGCCTGCATCTTAAGCATATCCTCCCCAAGGATCTTATTAACAATATCTTTATTCTTGTCAGAAAACAGTTGACTGAAATGAGTGATACCAGCGTCGTTAAGAGCTTTATGCTGTTCCTCTGTAACAACATCCAGACCGATCATAGGACGAGATGAGGAATATTGACCAAACTTATTGTCTCTCATCCTATCATGATATGAGGCTTTCTTATCTTCCGGGTAATTACCTTGGCTATCCTCACCGCCAAAAGAAACGAGCGTCGTGTAATCCCGAAGCGCCTCTGCGTTGGCGATGATCGAGTTCTCAGCCGTAGCCAAGCCCATCCAGCCACTCGTCTGCCCGTAGATAGCGTCCTGTAGCGCCCTAGCCTTAGTATTGCCCGTGGCATTCATATAAGCCTCATAAGCGACAGGATTAAACGTCTTATAATAATCCAGTCTCTCATCAGCGTTAATGCCGCCATAAGAACCGTCCTGACCCTGACGTTGATACCCAAACGTATTATCCTTATTATTGTACTTATTCTCTACAGGGCGGAAAGTAAGGAGATAATCGAATAAAGAGCTACCACCTTTCTCCATCCTCTGACGAATACCAGCCACTTTCTTAAGCAATTCTTTCTTAGCATCGGCTATATCCTCCTCCGTAAGACCGTATTCTTTCATGGATCTGGATATGATGTTATCTATCTCCCCACCCTTGGCGAAATACGTATCCTCATCCTTCTTCATCTTCCGGTCTTCCTGCTCCTTGTATATGACATTAGCGAAGTCCGTAAATCTCCCCTCTAATCCATTAACCGTATCGTTACTATCATTTATGGCCTTAGATAATACAGAGGCGTTTAAACGTTTCGTATTCTCATCATCTATCTTATCGTTCTTCTTCAACTTCTCTAACGCCTTCTTCTGGTCATCGTAAGCTGATTTAAGACCGATCTTAACCTTATATCTATCCATTAACGTAGCGTACGTATCCTTTGGTGTAGCCTTAATACCATACGTATCCCTAATGTATTTAGCGAAGTCCGGCTCTATGGTGGTGTCATCGGTAATAACCTCCGTACCCTGCTCCAAAGAAACAGGCGTTCCCCCATCGGCGTGCTTCTGCCCCATGGCCTCCATCGGCGCCTCCCCGGGCTGCTCCACGTACTCGCCCTTCTCGACCTCCACGTTGGCTTGATCTTCCATCGACTTAGGTAACGGATACAGATACTCACCGGTAAGGCTTCCGCTATCAAACCTATTATTAGGTCCTAGATAAACGCCCCCGCCATCCTTGTACTGCATTTGGGATTGCCTTCTTTGCCTAGCCTCACGTTCCTGAGCTAACCTAATATTGGTACGAGTACCTTTCTCTGACGCTATCCCAGAAACCACGTTACGAGCCAACCCCATGATACCACTAATTCCCGAGGCTATGGTAGTTATCGTATTAGCTGTTTTAGCCCCGGTGGATAAATCGCCATATCCCTCGCTTCTCATACGTCCTATACCACGACCCATCTGAGTGAACCTAGATCCTATATCATCAGCACCATAGTAAGGGATAGTGGTAAAATCAAAAACATCCGTACTACCAGACTTATCAACCTTCTTATTACTGTCAACCAAAGCGCTCAAATCACTTGTATCAATGGTATTAATATCAGGCTGCTGAATATCAAATCCTATCTGGGTAGACGAAACCAAAGGCTCCACTCCAATACCCTGAAGACCAACAACATTACCGGGCATGATAGGGGTGACTTCCCCAGCCTCTTGATATTTAGGTATCTTCCTCTTGATTACATATTTGCCCATATCAAATTAATTTCGTTCTGACACAAAGATAATCTAAAAAAACGGAGACTCACCATTTATATAACGATGAGTCTCTTTAATACTAATATTTTAAAGCCGCAACAGGATTACCCCATTTCTTCTTCCATTCATGCCCAAGATAGTCCATAAGCTTATCATAAGTATCTATAAAGCCTCCATCTATAATGCCGGTAATAACATTCTCTACAGCTACTATGTCGTTTAACTGATTCTTTGTGGCCGTATTCCTTATCCCACTCTCATGCTTGTTAAAGACGATAAAATTAATAGCCTTAGCTACCCTTGATATCTTATCAGACAACTGACTCTTGTCGCTAACCAACCTGGCGACGGCCGAACTCATCTTGATATAAGCCTCGCCAGCGGCATTCCTGTCCTCTATGAATCCATCATGCAACCATATTATCACCTTGGCGTATATCTCTGGATCCAATTCCAATGCTACCATAACAAAAAAATACGGATTTACATACCATTTCTGACCCTCCCCCTTTCCTCTTCGGTAAGCCATTCCGTATTTTTTGAGATCGGTTATCTTATTGATTTTCAATTCATGGTTTTGTACCGTAAGATTTCTTACAGTACATATATCATTAATACTCAGCTCCCTAACAAGAGCTTTCATCTTTTCCTGAAATCCATTAGTAGCAAACAAATGATCAAGCCTTCTAGACTCCAACCCCATAGATTTACGTTTTTCATTCAAGGCTTCCATAACTTCCGTTATGCATACAAACCCGTCCTTGGACATAACAGAAATGTTCCTACCTAATAATTCCCTACTCTCTGATGATAAAATCAAATTACTTTTCATACCTTTACTAAAAGTTTTAAATTAATAAATGCGCCTATCCGCTCGTGATGAGTAGGTAGGCGCACAAACATAAGCAATACTAATATTATTACAAAATATAATAGCCTATATTATAGATAATAAAATCTTGAAATTTTACATATCTCAAATAATTACAAGATGCTAGATCCTTTTTACAAACAGTAATCCTATAGCTTTCACCAGATCGTAGAAGCCGGCACTACTGAACCCAACAGCTACCCCATACAGCAATGCCTCCCACCATTCACTCCCTATAAGCAATGGAGACACCTTTAGAAGCCACGCTAATATACAAACCAGCATACCTATGACTACGGCGGATAGGACTTTAGCCCACTTATGGGTGTCAATATACGTCACAACCTTGGCTAACTGCGTAGCTGACATCGTGACGAAAGCCATGATGCCGGTAAAGGTAGTTAGATCAATGGTGATAGTCCCTTCTGACGGGATTATCTCTTGAGCCATCAACGCCATTGGCGCTAATAACATAACTAATAGGAACAATAACTTCTTCATATCAAAAACGTTTAATGATTTCACAAATATAACACTAAATCAATTAAATATATGAATATATCTATTGAAATATAGATATACGACAATAACCATGGCCTATATGACCTTTCCCTAAATCATATAATCCACCCAAAGGATTAGGCATTTTTTCTAATTCCCCTTTCACATCTGTCCATACGAACCCGTTCCCATCTATCATCTTAGTGTTAGTAAATACATATTTATCATATTTCACGCATCCCGGATGACCGGATATATACGAGGATCCTCCACCACCAGCTTGAATAGCGTTCGACGATATCCCGCCGCTTGGTCCTCCATAAAAGCCTCCTCCTCCACCAGAGGAATACGAAACGCCATCAAAACCACATCCTCCTCCCACTCCTAATAGACCTCCATTTCCGTTAGTTAAATTATTGCCGGAGTTAGATCCTCCCGCTACTTGGGATGCAGGAGTTCCCTTGGCATAGCCCCCCCCAGATACGCCTTCAACCCTCCCGCTGATCCTCCGTGCCCAATAAAATAATACTCACATCCTCCACCACCTCCCCCGGCTACCATAATACGGGTCTTTAAAGAATCTACGTTTAGAGGATCGCTATTGTTGGACAACCTCAAATCTGTAGCTCCGCCCCCGGCTCCCTCATAGATATACCTTCCAGCGCTCTCATTAGTCATTGAATGCCCTGAACCTCCTCCATTATAATTATATTTTACAACATTACTCGTCTGCTTAAGTCCACCATTTCCACAATACACATAAATGATATCACCACCAACTAACTTGATAAATCCAGCCACATATCCACCATACCCAGGGTCATTGGATCTGGTAAACCTATCTTCGCTATCATTGTAACCATAATTACCTTGACCACCCCAGCACTCAACATAATAATGCGCCGACTTTGGAGCTACAAATGTATGGTAATTATTACTATTATAAGTGTATGTATACAATACATCCAAGCTTTTGGGGCCTGTCATTACACGTCTTCTCATAACATACCTCCCCTTAGATATTTTACTAACAATGCTATAACCATCCTCCTATCATCAGCCATAGCATCTACCCATCTATTCCCCCATCCTAAACTACTAGAGTGGGGGGGGTAAAACAAGTCCCCTTAAATAACACATCAAATAAAAACAACAACTTATTCATAACAAATTATTTATCATTAAAATACTAACTATTATTTCTACTCACACCTTTTATGTTAAGGCTTAACCCCGGTATCATATTAAGAACCAACTGCCTTTTTGCCTGTTCCCTACGCATACGCTCGGCCTCCGCTATCTGCGCCTCCGATTGAGGATCATTCTTAATATTATTGGCGATGTCCTCTATAGCTTTCTTGTTAGCGCCGGATTGAGCTAGCATCTTATATAACAGGTCTTGGCCTTCCTTCTCCCACCAGCTGTCCATGGTAGGGCGGGAAGCCAAAGAAGGATCGGCAGGGGCTACCGTCTCAGGTACGGGCTGCTGACCTCCGTCCCCCGTGCTCGAATCCCGCTGTCCGAACTCGTATCTCATTGGCTCGTTCTCCGGGACACCATACCTATTAGCGAACATATCAGCGAACTCAAATCTCTTCTCATTTCTCAAGGTCGATCCAAAAGGCCTACCGTATCCTTGATTCCATGCCACGGTAGCGTCCTTGTAGTTGGTAGCGTTATCAAAATCAGCCTTTGAGTACATATAATAATTATATACATTGCCTTGAGCGTCCTTATCAAAGAACTTGCCTTGGTTCATGTAGTTCCAACCTAGCCCCGGTACACGACCTTGATACTCATCCACAAGATAATCCAGTTGTTGGGTCAATGTCGGTTTCTTACCATACCTGCGCTGTAGCTCCTTCTTCCTCGGTCCAAGCCATTGTTGGATGCCAAAATCACCGGCGGCTCCTAGGGCTTCGGTGTCCCCTCCGGACTCGGCGGCGATGTTCGACAGGATACCGATAGCTTGCGTTTGTGGTATTCCCTTCTTGTCGGTCAGATAATCCCATATCTCGTCATATACAGCCATCTTACTATCCTCTGATCTACGAGGATCAATTACATACTTGCCAGAACCATAAGCCCTCCCTGTATTTACCGAACCTCCTCTATCCTTTTTATCAATACTACCATCTATCTTAAATACATCCCCATTCAAAAGAAACTGGACAGCGGGATTGAAATCATATACATCCCTATATCTGTATCCGCCCATATCCTTGTCACGATATATCGTATAATCACCAAGTACACTATGAGGACCCGTCTCGTTCTTATCAAGTCTACGATCCCTATAATTATACTCATTCACGACACCATACCCCTTATCATAAAGAGACCTCAACCCTTTTATATTCATCTCGTCCGCTGATATGGCACCCTCTCTTACCCTTTTCAGATCCTTATATTCCCTCTGAATCCTCTCATACTCCTCTGGATCGGCATCACTTAAAGCTTTTATAAGTCCTTCATTGTATTCCTTAGTTTCCTTATCAAACAGACTCCTATTCACATCAATCCTATTCCTTACGATAGACGAATCAGGTATCATCCTATTAGATAATTCCTTTCGTATACTATACGTACCATCACCATTATCTATCAATACAGACTCATCGTAAGGGAGTTTATTGTATTTAGCCCAAGCCTCATCACTAGTTCTTGTGCCTAAATCATCATTATCACTATCGCTATATAACTTGTTATTAAAATCACCAGATATATATTTCCCGAACATCTTCATAAAATGAACAGGATACTCATACCATTCCGGATTCTTCCCCATAGGATCTATTGATGAATACGCAGCTTTATTTATGCGAGTAGGGCCATCAGTATACCTTGAATTAGCGATATCATATATTATTGACAAAACCGGGTGAGCAGAAGCTACGTAATTATCCAATACCCTGCTCCCGAATCTAGGTCTATCAAGAACAGACTCTCTTGTTTCTCCTCCATCTTGCTTCCTCTCAATTTTTTCTCCCCATAGCCCATATTTCTTCCTAGGCCATATGCCGTCTATGGCATCCACATAACCAACGGGATGCTCCCCTTCCAGACGCCGGTCCCGTCGCTCGTCCGCTGGGTACAGGGCGTTGGCCAACGGCTGCGTGATATGATCCAACCCCTTATCCTTGGAACTCGACATAGCATCCACCACAGTCCGATATACAGGTCTTAATTTCTCAGGTAAATATAGCCCCGCCTCATCAACCAACTCACCGATCTTCTTATTTATACCCCTGATACTGAAATTATAATTACCCATGCCATTATTCAACGGGGACAACGCACCTCTTATCCCATTCATGCCTTTAACTGCGGCTCCTCCGCTAAGGATATCAAACTCCGGGGACACGTTTCTCAAAGGACTATCATCCATACCCCTGAAATACATAGGACGCTCGCCTCTTACGACACGATCAAGATCCTCCTTATATAAATCCTTTATCCATGAAGGAATTTCCTCTGGTTTATCTTTCTTAGCCATAAATCATGTTTTTCACAAAGATAGGAATAATAGCATGTAGATTAAAACAGTAAGCGGATACATGATTCATATCATCTACCCGCCTACATCATCAATGCATATGATAAGCCGCTAAGGCTTTCTTAGCCGAATCCCTCGACTTGTACTTGGCCGGCCATAATTTACCGGTCTTGTTGCTAACCACTCGCCAATTACTCCCTACTTTCTTAATGCATCCTGACTTCGGGCATTCGCCCTTCTTCTTACCGCTAGCTTTTCCTGTTGCCATAACATCAAATATTTAAATTACAATAGTACTTACCTCATAAGTATCATAATTAATTTTTATCTTACTCATTTTTGAAGAATTCGGATCAAAAAATACCAAATAAGCGGCATCATAAATATAACTTGCTATGATATATGAATTAAAAGTCGCCGTAAAACCGGATCCAGATATCACTCGTGAAAGATACATATGATAATTATTTAGAATATAACTTTTTATATCATCATATTTTGATTTGGTTATAGATGATACTATATCAATAGTCCCAGGTTCTAATAGATAACTTGATATGTCTATACCTCTTATATCCTGATATAACCCATTATCCATCAATGCTTTATTCCCAGTCCCTTTCAACTTAAGATGAAGCTGATTATCAAAATTTATATTATCTTCTGTATTCCCAAAAGACCTTACAATAACTATCTCAGTGTTATCTGATGATGCTATATTTAAAGAAGAATTAATATATTCAACATTCAAATTAGAGTAAACAGATATAGATATATCTGAAAATCCCATATTAAGGGAATTATTTGAAGCGCTGATATAAATAGTGATACAATCATTCCTTTGATCATTAAAAACCATCAAATCATTAATATTCACGCCACCTAACGCTTCTACAAAAGAATTGTTAGGTCTTATCATCCTGACATTGGACGTAGAACTACCATCAAACAACGACTTTATAGTATTATATTGAGATTGAGGCAAAGTAGTAGATTGATCTCCTACAAGCTGTAAGATGATAGCTAAAAAAGCATCCTCATCATCACTTTTAGCTACTGCGTCCTTCCACGTACCATCACCACAAAGGAACCTACCCTCATCCCCCTTAGCAGGAGCCGGCACCAATCCCGCAGCGCCAGCCCCGGACGCCGTGGCGCCAACCATATCCTTGACCTTATCAAGTCTACTGTCTATTTGATTACCATCGTACTTACCAATAAAATCCTCCATATCGTTTTAATATAAAAGGGAGAGGCGGCAAAATACCCCCCCCCTATATGTTAATAAATCAATAAACTTTCTCCTCATTGCTAAACCAACGCACTATCATCTTGAACCGGCTCTCAATGTCATTCACGAACCTAGCCAAGAACCAATCGCCACGAAGACGATCACGCCACCTCCGGTGATAATCGACGGCCCTAGGGTCGATCTTCCGGTCAATATCATTCACGTCCTTGATCCATACCGGGAGGTTATTAGTATCGTCTTTGACCTCGTTAAAATAGTCATTTATATTTATCTTCTGATCAACCTCCGTCACCAGTATCTCACGGCTATCGTCATTGGTTACAGGATACCTTAACCGCTGGCTCATATCGTTCTTGTCGGCGATAACCATCCGAAGTTCACCGCTGTTGTTCGTATCATTATAAAACCATGCCTTATTGAATCCAGTAGTCCTAAGAATTTGGTAATTAACCTCATCCTGATATCTTCTGGCATCCATCCGATATTGGTAGTTGGTGAGGATCTTATTCACGTACTGCTCACGTACCGGAACCTCTATAACAAACGGATATAGCTTACCATAAAATACTTGATACGATTGGTTGGTCAAACCATGAGACCATAAACCTATCTCCTGACTTTCACTTGAGTAGTTCTTTCCAGACTGGAAATAATGCTGGTGCTCGATATAATAATCAGGGGTGTAGGATAAATATGATTTCCACTCACCCTTCAGGCAGTTATATCCAACGGTGAACGAGACGTCCGTGAAATGGCTGGCGTCCTGTAGCTCCACCGCCTGCCCGTTCCTGTAGAACCGGCCGCCACGGAATTGGTACTCGCTCGGATTCCCTACCGGTATATAATCTTTCTTGGTTATCAGAACCCTCTTAAACCTATTATCCCAACCCATGGACAACCCTATACCAAAAAACTTGTTATCAATATCATAATAAGACAACTCAGCGTCCGTATCAGCGTTATATATCCGGCTACGGATGATCTTCATCTGAAGATGCTCCTTAAACCAGTTTCTAAGCCCCGGTGTGACCTCCGTAAGATTCCTACCATTAGAATCTACCTTAAACACCTGACCACGCCTTAAATCGACCCAAAAATGCCCAAACTCGCAACTGATCATATCCCGACTCTGGGTCCCGGAATATCCTAACGTCGTATTATTATACTCAATGCCACGAGAGGCGAAAAGCCCACCTGTCCCTAGCTCGCTATTCTCCGGGGATATTCTTTCTGCCAGCACGTCTATAGCGTTATATAGTCCTACCTGATTCTCGAAGCGAGCTAGTATTTGATCCGACTCTATTCCCTTCATGCTTATAAGCTTTCCGAACGAGGTCTTGAACTCATGGTAATCCATAGGCTTGTACGACAGCCAAGGATCGGTCATGCCGTTCTCCGACACGTCGGCGGTGCTCCATATGACGCCGTTGGGTCTTTGGTAAGCGCAGTCCCAAAAATTACTATCATACGTCTCCGGTAATGACCTGCCACCTAACGTAAATCGATTCTTATACACAGGACTCATCTTAAACACATTATTCCTTGATATAGGGACATTACGCTCCTGAGTCCATGATATATAATCCCCCACCTCCGGATAGAACCCCTCGTAAGGCTCAGGGCCGGCTATACGGAAATTGCAATTGATCTCAGACTCCACAAGAAACTGAGGTATGCCATAGAAATATAGGAAGAAACGACCGCTAAGATACATATCTCCGGTCTTGCAAACCATCTCATAAGCGCTCTTCCGGCTAGGGAAAGAGTATAGCGATCCGGTATCCGTATCGGTCTTATTAAGATAATCCTCCCCGGTATCGTAATTAACGAAATAACGGGGATACCCGATGTTCCGATAATCATAATAAGGGAATGGTATCATGTCCCCCTGACCGAACTGAGTCAAATAAAACATAGGCATCTTCCTCTTAAGCGAGAATCTTGATATAAATACATCACCTCCAAAAACAGGTTTACGCTTATCCTTATCCATCAACCCGCAACCACCTAACGATACCCACCTGATATCCTCTATCTGCCCGTATTGAGCCGGAGAATATTTCTTTATCCTCATATAGGGGCAGGATACGAAAGATTCACGTGTCATAAAATGAGGCGTCATACCAGCCACCTCATCGTTACGAATATTACACTCATCCTGAATACGGCTGGTATCGTAACTTGAAACCAACTCCGGATATTCAAGCATATACTTATCCATACCAAATGACATGAACAATGAATGCTCACGATCGAGGTTGTTTATGATAATAGGCTTACCGTCTACGGTCTCCCCTTGCGAAGAGATATCTGTTACCGGATATAACCCGCTCTTGATATATTTAGCCGTTGACAATCCACGTAACTCTGACTCCCCTATTTTTTGGTAAAATAAATTATAATGAGCGACAGAAGTATAGTAATAAGCATAGTTCCGTCTAGGTCCCATATCTATCAATGCCGTTAACCACTGATACCTATACTTGCCTATATCCACCACGGACTGGGCTGTGGCCTTGGCGATACCTGTAGCCAGACGGATAGCCGTCAGCGCTATGCCGACAGGGTTGGCTAAAAAGAACACACCTCCACCGACATATTGCTGTGAAGCCGACTGATATGTATACTCAGCTATAGCGGATATTAAATTAGCCATAGCCTCCACCGTAGCCAATGACGTTGCCATACTGTAAGCCTTACTCCCTAATATCGTCCATTTAGGGTGATCCTCCACCTCCCTGAATATACCGGAGGATTTGCCTAATTGATAACCATCAACAAGGCACTCGGTGGGAGCGTCAGGCTTGTTAAAGGCAATATCAGGACTTAAGAATGAATACCAGATATTACCCTTCCTGTTAAACGGATGCGTTATAAATTTCTCACGATTAATATCCTTATAGATATACATATCATCAGACAAATCGTTGTAAGGGTAATTAGGATAAAGATTAGCCGATCCGTCGGGATCATCGTACTTAAACATATCATAAGCCAGACCGGTCCCGATAACGCTCTTATCCAACGTCCTATCGCCCCTATACAACTCATATCCTATTATAGAATCTCTTCTAGCCTTATCTATAAGACCGTTCTCTACCGCTATATCCAGAAACTCATTAACGATATCGTCATCAAGCATCACCCCCATAGGATAAATATAGGAGTCAACTCCATATTGACCGGTCAGTTGAGACGGATTACCCATGAAAGGAGCGACAGAGTTATCCGGAAACTTGTAATGACGTATAGGTCTCTGACAAAACGTGGTTGACGTATTGGGGTACTCAGCGTTATCCCCATTACCGGTGAAATAAGACTTACCCCCAACGGATTTAGGAGACCCATAGTATTTCGTCAAAGAATCTATTATATCCTTCCTCTTTGATCCTCCCGATGATATCCCGATCTTGCTTGAATCATACAACTCAAAATTAGCCGGATACTTATTGGCAGACTCCCAATATCCGAAATCACCGTACTGATATGGTCTGGGAGCGCAATCAGCGGGTTTATCTCCACATGAGATACATTTCGCCTCATAGGTAACAAATCTCCTTAATTTCAATTCTTTCGTGAAGAAGAACACGTATTTCACCTCCAGTGGCCGAATGCCAAAACAGAACGGGGCGGGGAAGATGGCGGTGCCGGCCGTATAGAATCCGGCAAGCTCCTTCATGTCCTGCCTCATGGCGAAACCGGTGAAGAACACGCATACCGCAGGCTCGATGCAAACATATATCTTATGGAAAGTAGTCTTGTCATCATTCCAGAACAAGTACTTTGGCATCATAAATATCTTATGATCCACGTAATTCACTATAACACCTTTCTTGGCATCATTAGCCAAAGGATTAGGAGCCACGGTACCTTCCTTGTCCGAGAAAAACGTTATACGAACCTTATTGTATGATGATGAGTCGCCGATCGGATAATTATAGTTACCCATCATCTCTATATACATAATACCGTTATCAGGATCGGATAAACCACTTATGTATTTCTCATAATCCAACTCCACCCATCCGGCGTATGAGGATACATGTGGATAGAACTTGAAATAAGTCAAGTTACTTCTACCGAACCAATTGGTCTTGGCGTCAATATCATTCTGCACAGACACACGACCTTCCCAGTCAGCAGTTATACCGGTATTAAACTTAGAATTATCACCATCGCCAAAAAGACACATGGCGTTCTCGATACCAAACTGACTCTCATATTGGGGGAAATAAGCCTCCATCGTATCCATTAACTGATCAAGCATCGCCTCCGTATGCTTCTTTCCTTCCCATCCGGGATATTGATACAAATATGTGCACTTACCCAATGACCTACCCCCTTGGAATGTAGGAAGTTGAACATCGTTAATAGTAGGATTAACGTGAGGATCACCTACCGAACACCCATTAGTACATATACCCTCATCATATAACTGCCGGACATTAGACATATCCTGACACAAGACCAAGGCGGAGGAGTCTATATCAGACGGGAATTTATCCTCATCCTGACCATCCAACCATTCCTGAACCAGATCTATGATATTCTTACCTCCACTGGAGTAATTATCGAAATCACACAATACAGAGAATTTCCTTTGTGACTCGGCGTTACTTTGTATTAAGGTGGTAGGCTCGGTCTCCGTATAATCACTAGCCAGCTTATATGTAAAATCAATCCTAGAATCCACCAAAGAGTTTTTATCCAATATAGTCCTGGTCTCTATCCTCTCGATATCATCACATCCACTAGGGAAATCGGGAGCCTTTATACCGTCTTGATCCTCTGGCAATGATATAGCAGCGCATAACTCGTCAGTAATACCTACATTAGATTCTATGATATCACACAGGTTCTCTATATTATCAGCGATATAATCAATAGCATCATCTACCGTAACATCTTCCTCCATCGTATTGATAACGAATTGGGTCTCTCCTACCGTGGCATATTCCTGCTCTGCATATCTGAGTTGCTTGACATCTAGCTGATTCTTGCATTCTCCTCCAAAATCATCAAATCCCCAAGACGGGTCGTTTATGATCTTTGCCGTATTCTTAAACTGCCAAAGATGACGGCGGCTGTTCCCGGCGCACTGCGGGTTGTTCTCCAGCACCGAAGCAGCCGACAGGTCGTCAGAGTTACCGTCCTCATCAACGATAACCTCCATCTCCTCCCTTGTGGCCGGACGAGGGATAAGCGGGAATCTAGCCGTCCTGTATCCTGTATTGGTAAAGAATCTTATACCCAACGGATATACCTCGTCACGCATGAAAGAGGCGTATTTAGAGCAAGCCACACCGTCTTTATACAAATTCTCCGTGGCTATAGATGTCTGCCATTTAACGAAATGACCCAAGAAGTTAACGACCGGTTGAAGATTCCATTCGTTCTCCACGGTCAAGCCGTATTGAAGAAGACGATTCCCGACAGACGTCATGCCTCTGGCTGTCTTATATACCGGTATTTCCTTGGATAACTTCTCCATGGTCGTACGCTCGCTATATTGATCCGTAAGATAATAGATAGTCCTTTCCGTTATCGGATGTATACCTTCTATGAAATACTCAAGAACCGGGCTTTGCTCACCATTAAACCCAACCGTATTCTGTATAACACCTATCTTATAATGAGATACCTGCTTATCTATATTAGACACGGTAAGGCGGATACCCATGTTGGTTGACTTACCCCATAAACCATCGCGGATAACCATATCTTGACGATCGAATAACATGATTGGGTTGGTCAATGAGCAATATCCGGTCTTCTCAATCCCGAACTCATCGCACAACGCCACGCAGAACTGGTAGGTCCCGGCACGCAGGCTCCCCCCGAACTCCACGACCTCAGGCTCCACGCACGGGGCCGTCAGCAACGGGAACACCAGCAGCTTCTCGCAGGCCAGCCTACACCTCTCTATTGGTTTGTCATCCCCACATGTCTTATACCCATGATAATGATACCAAAAGTCACCATCATCATCCGGATTAAGAGCCTTATCGACCATAACATATCGCTGGGGATTATATCCATCGGTCCAGTATATCACCTTCCCGCATTTCTCGTCCTTGATCTCTATATCGAAGATCGGATGATGAATGGAGAAATTAAGACAAGGGTCATCAACCCAGTCCTCTATCAGGACCTCCATCAAATCACATATCTCATCAAAACGACCATCCGACTCCTCAAGCCTCTCGCCAAGGATACGATGGATGTCCTTTCCCGATCCAGCCAATTGATCCTCAACGGTCTTGATATAATCCAATGACCGCATGAACGTGATCTTAGACGTATTATCATCCGGATTGGATAGAAAGAAATAAGTGTTATCACCAGCTATGTCATTCTTATACCCAATAACCTTATAGCCATCAAATCGCTTACATAAAAGGGTACTAGGCTCGTTCTGGATCTTAAGCTGGCTTCCATCGTCACCCTCTATGGTAGCGTTCAAGGCGAAACTATATTCAGATGGGGATAGATCCTGTGGATGCTTATCCCTGTTCATCCCGGAGTCGGGAACCGCTATGTTAGAGTTATTTTGCACGACATTATCTTTTTCGCAAATATAATAAATCCACCAGATAATCACTTATGTGGCGGATTCTAATAAACAGTACGTATTATGCAAAACATTCAAATCGTACAAAAATAAAAAATCCTCCAGACTTTCACAAGTCAGGAGGAGAACTAAATACTTTTAAACGCTCGTGTAAAGTACAAAAACACAACAATTACAAATTTTTACCCATGTAGTTCGATTGCTTATCGGCATCCTCTACAGATATGTAAAAGAAACCGTTAGTCACGTATCTCTCATTGACATCCACAAAATCAGTAGATCCTTTATCCACTCCTTTCTTCGATCCCTCATCACACACAGCTACCAGACTATTAAAGTCATTGGAATAACCTACGACTACACCGTGTATATCCCGATTTCGAGGATCGAATACGTACCTCATCTTACATCTGTCATAAGCTAACTCTAAAGAGCTTTTGCTTAACCTCTCATCTAATCCAGCACCCGCTACCAAGGCCAAAACGCTCTTTGATATGTCACTCATGGTGGTATCCTTGGTCGGAGCCTTAGGCATAGAAACGCCTTCCATGACAAAATCCAACGCCTTATCTACAAGACCATCGAAATCATCATCTCTTATATAATCCTTAAGTACCTCCAGTATATATAACCGGACATGGAGTTCGTTATTTACATCATTCAATGTGACCATAATACTAGTTTTCGGCAAAGCTAGATTATTCCCACGCAATAAAAGATCAAATATGTCATAATTGAAGGATTAAAAAAAAATAAAAAAACTCTCCTATCCTCACAAGCAAGAGAGCCGATGTGTTTATATTATGAAGAAAAATCTATTCACCTATTCTTACAATACAGTCACGAGATTCCTTGTTATAGATCATCGTGCCTACCTTAGAATACAAGGTCTTTATATTTTGCCAATTATCCTCACCATGAGCGGATACGTTAGTGGGAGCGTCACCGGTATAAACCTCCTCGCCTCCGATATTGACAAAATCATATCCACGTTTCTCCATAGAACCGCCCTTATATGCCGTGAATCTGATAGTGACATCACCTTTCTCACGACCACCATACCAGTTACCGTATATACTGCATCTGATCTCAAGAGGTAATTTATCGTAATTATCGCCATCCAACAACGGTCCCATCTGGATCAAGGCGGCCTCATTACCTGATTCCATGTTATCACCACCGTGGATAAGATAATCACCTACCCGCTCCTGCGTGGTCTGGTACTGTTTACTCCAACCAACAAGCTTGCCGTCAACGTCCGGGAGGCCGGTGTTATCGAAACCGGTAGCCGTGTCAAAGTCAATGCCGTCCTCGTCAGCCCAGATATACCTAAGAACAAGGTAATCGAACTCCGGGATGATCACCACCGGGACGGACTCCTGCCTGCACACGAACGTCTTCTCTTCCTTGGTTCCCTCTTTTATAACCTTGTATGTTACCTGACGTATCTCGCCGGTCTCATTAATATCAGCTGTAACCTTAACCTTATCAGGGCCAGTACCACTTGTCTTATCTAAATGTATCCAATCAGCCATATCATCGTATTTTGTTAAACCATTTTAATATACTTATCAAAAGCGTTGGGCCACATACGCTCATAAGATAACATCCTTCTCCTGTTATCCTCAGCCAGTTCCCGATAATCATTCAAGGTAATCATCGACATCTTAAGCTCTTTCATGGCCCTAGCGAACTTACCCGGCTCCTGTTGGGCGTATAGCTTATAAGCGTCACCAGCGCCTTGTATCAAGCCATTCACGGCGGCATTCTCGAAGATCTTCATCTTGATATACGTCTCAACATAATCCTCAAGGTATCCTAACGCCGTTTCAGGTATATATGGGAGACCGTCATCATCCTTAGGCGTAGCACGATATATGATATAAATAAATCCTTCAAACCCGGTATACATAGTATTGCCAGATATAGTTATATCATAATTATCCCAATCGTACTTATCCCGATACTTGTCGGCGGCGCAATCACGCCTCAGTCCTCGACCTATAGACAGCCTTACGGGATGATGGTAATGAAATCGAACCTCGTGAGACCCGATATATATCCTCTCCGTGATCGTCTTCTCAAACTCCTCCTTACAGCACTCGGTGCAGGAGTTCCAACGGAACCCACGCTCGGTGCGCTCGACCCAGCCGATCTCGTGTTGGAGGTCAGCCTTGGCCTTGTCGCCGCCCGGAATCTCACAGACAAGAGGCTCACACCTATAGGCGTCAAGCATGTCGAAAAAATCGGAAGGCAATACCGCTTGTTTATTACTGGTCTTGACAACCGCCTCTGACATGACGGCTATAACACCCCCAAACCTTTTTAAGGCGATCTCAGCCCACCTATAAACAGATGAGGTATCTATAGCCCCGCTATCATCGTATTTATGTAAATCGGCCTTGATCTCGGCCAATAGCCCTTTTATAGTCATATTTAAGTCTTTTGCACAAAGATATGTATTTGAATCCGTGATACAAAAAAAATCCAGTCTACCCTCACGGGCTAACTGGATCACAAAAACTTCTACAGCTTATAAACCCATTTAACTCCAAATACCTTACTCTCCGACTCAACCTCCCGGTACAAAAACTTATATCTCCTACCTGATTCCATAGCCAACCTACATTCCTTATTCAACGCCGGAGAAATATAGAGATGGAAATACTTGTTCCGAGGCATAAAATCAATACACGTATGGACATAAGAATATCCACCCGTTCCACGTCTGTTAATAGTACCGGTAAGCTTATTCAGATATATCTTACGATTAGGATTGATCTTATGGCACAGATAACCGATGTTGTTTATATAAACCCCACCCTCATTCTCCAGATACTTATCACGTATAACCTTCCATATCAAGGACTGACATTCGAGAATATCATTCTTGTCCACAATCGTATGTTTCCTTCTCTTGCCGTTCTTAGACATAATAGATCTATAAAAACGGAGAAAGTACTGATCAAGTATTTTAAATGACTTTGTTTTCATATCACAAATATAACGATTTCATCCTAATACAAGAAATTTATACACAAAAATACACCGCCTGCACCAAGGATGAGGCAAACAGAATAGCCGACAACAACCTACAGTCAGACGGTATCTCTTACGCTAATGGCTTGGAGCAGGCCGATAGATGTGATTGCCTCGAAACATGGAGCGCTTACGCTAGCGGAAGTTTTAATGGACAATGCTTAAGTATATCCGTAAGCTATGATAATCCATGTGGTAAATCTAAAACAGCATCATTTGATGTGTATTATACTAGATCTGAACCATCTGGAGATGTAGAATATTTCTCTACCACTAAAACAGTCACCATACCATCCGGATCGGGAACGATATCAGGCGGAAGTGATTGTGTTAGCAATGCTACAAGCATGTATGTATCTAATCCAAGTCAAGGTGGAGGCTGTTAAAAACAAAAAGGAGAGGTTGATTATCCTCTCCTTTTTATATAAACCTAAGATCTTTTCTCTTAGTATGATTTAATATCCTACTAATATGTCTGGTACTTAATCCAGTTCTTTCCTTTATCTTATCATAGATATAACCCTTGGATACGTAAGCCGACATATCTCCCGGATCTTTTATAATCTTGTCATACATATCGTGCACCTCATTATATCTTATAATAGAGCTGTCTCTCATCCCTCTTTCGCCTATACCGTCAACTATGGCGTCATTGAAACCAAAGAAATTGATTATTGATCTTATTAGATTCATGTTATTGAATTTTTTGTGTTTTCTTATTAATATCCATATCCGGGTTCTCATCCGTAGGGATCTGCAATTTGGTTACAGTTTCCCTTAATGTTTCGGAAACCACATATTCAAGAAGTTTGTCTGGGCATATGAAATCATAATCCCATTGAGATGTACATGGCTTATCTTTTTCAGCTCCACATCCCCCTAGCTCTAACGCCGCTTTTCTGTCGAGAGTTATAAGATCAACATTTATAGCCTCTATGTTAATATCTGGTATATAGATATATCCATCATTGACATAATAATAGTATTGATCTATATTCCCGTATTTACGTTCCTTGTTGTTAGCGTATTTTCTTAACGATATGGAGGTAAATATAATATCATCCATGATGTTTGATACTTTGATGATAGCCGGACCTATACGGGTATATATCATATCGGGCAATCTTTTCTTGGATCTCATAAGTATCCTGCATAGTTTAAACTCATCAAAACAACAATCAATTTTCCGAACCCTCTCCATCTCCATGCAATTGATATGAGTATACAGTGATTCCTCGCCGAACAAGGTTCCATCAGCATACTTCTGGGCTATATATGATCTTGCCTTTTGTCTTCCTATGGATAATATCCATCTCCTACTGACATGAGCGTCCTTATTGATGGAGTTCATATCATTTATGATTCTAGATACAAATTCTGAATTTTTCATATGCTAAATACTGAGGAGGGGATATACCCCTCCGGTTGTTACTTCTTTTTCTTAACCTTGCCTCCACATTTCAATTGAGGTTTCTTTTTCTCGGAGACCTTGCCTCCATTAGCCATTTTCTTTTTCTTATTGCAAGCCATAACTTAATGTATTAATATTAACGATACAATATTAATGATTTTAATTAATAGATAAACAATACGCATTGAATAAGCTAAATTCACATCAAGTCAGACGGTATCTCTTACGCTAATGGCTTGGCGCAGGCCGATAGATGTGATTGTCCACAAAATTGGAGTGCCAACGTGGTAGACTACAGTGAAAGCGGAAGTTGTATTAACTTTACTGTGGAATACAGTAATCCGTGTAGTTCCAGCAAAACCATAACAGTGACAGGAGGAGCGGAAGCGAATACCTCCACGGGTATGGAGATGACCACTAGTACTACGGTTACGATAGGTACTGGTAGTGGATCTACTAGTGGTAGAATGTGTTTTCAAGCGGCCATAAGACCAGGAACGGCGCATGCGGCTTGTACCACAGGTGGACAATGCTGATAATGTATATACAATAAAAAGGAGAGGTTAGTTAGCCTCTCCTTTTTATTATATATCAGACTCTTAACATTGACCACCAGCTCTTCCACTTATATTGATAGAATTACATGGATATCCACGATCAAAAGATATCATGGCCTTTTTAGTGCCTGATCCAGTAGGTATAGTTACTGTCGTACTCCCGATAGTAGTCCCTGAGCTTGAGGCTGTTACCGTCAAACTCTTCTGCGTAGTACATTCATTACTATACGTAATATTGACCTCTACTCTTAGCGCTGAAGTGCCCGAAGGAGCGCCATCGCAAGGATTACCATCGGCATAAGCGTTGGCTGACCAATTCTTCGTTGGCTCCACGCAATCACATCTATCGGCCTGCGCCAAGCCATTAGCGTAAGAGATACCGTCTGACTGTAGGTTGTTGTCGGCTATTTTGTTTGCCTCATCCTTGGTGCAGGCGGTATATTTACCAGCGATTTGCTTATAATTGATAGTCTTAGGAGTACAGTTGCTAGGACAGTTCGTAGCCTTGACATTTCCCCATCGGTCATCATTGCCAACCTTAGAAGGACATACCCTAGAATCAACTAAAAATCGTAATAAATCCTTGTACTTTTTATACTTGTCATAAGCTTGTTCATCAGCCAGATTCGATGAAGAAGCACAAAATTCACCAGCGCTAACCACCTTAACAGGGCCTTCAGGAATACATATATCACCGCATTCGCCCGAACATCCCTTACATACCTCATAGGTATAGACAGTGTAGTCACGTGGATTACAACAATGCTCGCCACCATCCCGCCAATATCCCGTAGGATCGCACTCGCTAGAATAATGCTCCTCGCTATTACCATTATTACACCTACTATCATCCATATTGTATGTATTATCACATCCGCATCCACAAGACCTTGAATCGGACTCAACCAACTCATCTTGATTTGGGGCTGAAGAGCAAGGATTGGTCTGATTCCTACTCCTACGATAATCGCATCCACTACAATAATAATTCCAATCATCATAAGATGGGGTATCATCGTCATCGGCGCAATCACCATTCTTGTTAGCGTAAGCCTGAGCGGCGGTCTTAGTCGCCGTATCATTCTTGAAAGCGTTTTGAACCTTGCTGTCGGCATCCGCCTGAGATACGGTAGATGTCAACGCTGACAATCCTAAGGCACTATAAGGAACGGATAGAGCGACACCATGTTTACATGTACCACAATTATCCTTATAGAACGTAGCGCTTCCAGTACCGATCCACACACAAGTGCCATGCTGGTTAGCGTAATCCTGTCCTCTCTGGTCTAGGATCTGCTCTGCCTTGCTCCTGGCATCAGCCAAAGAAACCTTGCTGGTGATAGGCGTACCGCCGTTGGCTTGCGTAGAGGTCACCGTTATTCTCTGACCAACCCCGCTTCCGGCGCAATTGTTCTTATAGAAGTCACGGCTTGCCACGTAAGTCCAAGTACATCCACCGTTCTTATTGGCGTAGTTCTGTCCATCGGCTCCACGAACAGCATTCTCGGCCTTCTTATTAGCGTCAGCCAAAGATATGTTGGAGGTATACGGATGTCCCGGCAGCCTGTCGCTACTTACGGATACCATGTCGCCTACGCCGCCATCAGCGCAATTGTTCTTCTGAACCTGACCGGTATAGCTTCCTGTCCAAGTACAAGTGCCCTTCGAGTTGGCCACGGCCTGACCCTGAGAGTTCACGGCGGCCAATGCCTTGGCGTTAGCGTCAGCTTGGGATACACATGACTTAAACTTACCATCAGAGCTAGGACTTGGATCCGTAACATCATTCTGAGTTACGGTAACAGAGCTTCCAACTCCACCATCCGCACATTGACGGGTAAAGGCCTTGGATGCCGTACCAAACCAGAAACATGTATTATTACCACCAGCTATATACCGCTCTTGATTATCAGGATCAGTATAACAGGCATTGGTGTTACGTTGATGTAACTGAGAGATACAGTCCTTACATACAGTCTCTATAGTCTCCCATACCGGTTGCTCGGTCTTCGTATGGCACGTATCATCGTAGTTCTTATTGACGAACGCCTGACCCATTCTGTCGATATAGGCCTTAGCCAAAGCGTCTGCCTCTTCCTGAGAACGGGTAGAGGTGAATAACTGGCCCATAAGATCCGGGGTTACGGTAATAGGATCAGCGTACTGACAAGTAGGACACTTAGGAGTGAACTCCTTGCTATAATTACCTACATATATCTTCAGTTCGTCGCAAGTACCACGATCGTTGGCTATAGCCTGACCTTGCGCCTTGACAGCGGCCTTGGCAAGCTCATCGGCGGCGAACTGGCTCTCGTATGAGTAGAACGGACCTCCGGTCACGTCAGCCTCAGTAACGGTAACTGAAGACGGGATAAGACCAGACGGACAGTTGTTCTTCTCGAACGCCTCGCTATAATGACCGGTGTACTTAGGAGCCTCATGGCAAGTACCACGCTCATCGGCGATCTTCTGACCTTGATTCATGACAGCGACCATAGCGACTAAGTTAGCCTCATCCTGTGACACGCAAGACTGGAACGGATGACCTTCCACCATATCTTGTGTCACGGTGAACGGATTTCCTACCTGATTAGCGCCACAATTGCTCTTCGTGAACTCGAAGCTAGCCTTGCCGGTATACATAGTGGCGTTAGAGCAAGTACCCTTGGTGTTAGCCAAAGCCTGTCCTTGAGCCCGTACGGCGGTCATAGCCATAGCGTCAGCGGCGGTCTGGGAGTCGTTAGACTGGAATGGGTGTCCTTCTACCATATCTTGGGTGATCGTCACCTTAGATCCGATCTTACACTCACCACAGTTGTTTCTCGTGAATTCCAAGGAAGCACGGCCGGTGTACGTACAAAGGGCGTGGATATTGGCAAGAGCCTGTCCTTGGGCGTCAACGGCGGCCTTGGCCTTGTTGTTGGCATCCTCCTGTGATACGGTAGACGTGAACGGATAACCGTCAACCATCCTATCATTTACCGTATAAGTACCACCAGTGCCAGCACCACAATTGTTACGGGTAAACGTACGTGTATAAGTACCGGTATATACAGGCACCTTCTCGCACTTACCTTTCACGTTAGCCACATCCTGACCTTGAGCCTCGACGGCGGCCTTAGCCTTATTGTTGGCGTCTTCCTGAGATACGGTAGACCTGAAATCTCCTGTTACCATAGTCTCATCCACGACAACCTTAGTACCGTATTGAGTCTCATCACAGTTGTTACGAGTGAATTCCTTACTATACTCACCGTAGTAGATCGTCTTCTCCTTACACTCACCCTCTAGGTTGGCTTGTTGCTGGGCGTTAGCCTCAAGATCGGCCTTAGCCTTATTGTCAGCGTCCTCCTGCGAGATAATAGAGAAGTACTTACCGGCGGCCACGACATAAGTATAAGGCTGACCGATATGGAACTCATCGCAATTGTTTCTCGTGACTGTCTTCTCCATCCTTACGTTATAGTAGACGTTAGTCTGACAGTCGCCACGCTCGTTGGTGATAGCCTGACCTTGCGTCTCGACAGCGTCCTGCGCCAGCTTGTTGGCGGCATCCTGCGATACCGTAGAAGTAAACGGATATCCAGAACACATCTTCTCGTCAACGGTGAAGTCAACAGGAGTAGAACCCTCAGGGCAGTTGGTTCTCTGGAATACCTTGGAGTACGATCCGGTAAATACCGGTATCTTCTCACAGTTACCCTTGATATTCGCTATATCCTGACCTTGAGCCTCGACAGCAGCCCTTGCTAGGCTATTAGCGTCTTCCTGAGATACGATGGATCTGAAGTCCCCTGTAACCATCGTCTCGTCAACAACCACATCCGTACCATATTGCGTGGAGTCGCAGTTGTTACGGGTAAAGGTCTTGCTAAACTTACCATAATAGATATTCTCCTTAGGCTTACACTCACCCTCCAAATTAGCTTGTTGTCGACCGCTCCTCTCAATATCCTCAAGAGCCTTCCTATCGGCATCCTCCTGAGAGATAGAGGATACGTACTTGCCCTCAGGAATGATATAAACATATTCCTGACCGTCACTGAACTTATCGCAATTATTACGTATAAACGTCTTTCTCTGCTCCTCGTTATACCAGATATCGGTTATACACTCACCATGCTCGTTGGCGTATTTCTGACCGTTCAGGGCCATATCCACCATAGCCTTGGCGTCTGCGTCCTCCTGCGAGATAAACGACTTGTAAGTCCTTTCCTCGACCGTATACAATACCACCGATCCATGTTGGTTGGCCAGACAGTCGTCCTTGGTGAACGGCTGAACCATCTTGATATTATAATAAACGGGTTTGGCGTCTTGGGCTATCATATACTCCTTGACAATATTACCGTCCTTTGACGTTATACGGAACTTAGCCGTACAGATCTGATCGGTATAATTAGCCTTGTATACGATATTAAGTTTATTATCGCCTACCCCATGGCTCTTGTCGTTAATGGCAAAGCAATTACCCTCGACACAATTCTTATCTATTTCCCTTGCCATATTATCCTTCAGTTATTCTCCATGAAACATCATCTCCGGCCTCTACCCTCACGATTTGGGTATCACCATCCTTATTAAGCGTCAACCTTTGCGGATCCACGTTGAAGGGTGGTTCCGGTTCCGGCTCACTACCATCACCGCAAGTGCAACATACCAGCTCGATATCATACTCGGTATTGGACTTGATATCGATGACAACCTGACCGTTCTCGCTAGTCACGTTATCGAAGTCATGATCAAGTATGATATAAGGTATATCATTAGGCTGTTGATTGATATTAACAACCTTACCGTTCAAGACGAACATCTCATGATGCTGTTCGTTATCCATATTCTTAGGCATAGCTATGACAAAGCTAGCCTCATACAAATCAGTGGCTCCGGGATCCTCGGGATCGGCATACACTATATATCTGCTATCCTCTTCCGGAACTTTCATGGATAAGCCGTTCACGTTCATGGATACTATATAGGATTTGCTCACCGAGCCACCAAGGGTAAGGCAGGAAGCCTTGACCGAGGCGGAGTTGAGCTTGGCGTTGATGGTCGCCGTCCCGCCCTCCATGTCGAACATGATATTGGTCGGATCCACGCTTACCCGCTCTATACCCTTCTGGGTTATAGTAGCGAGCTTCGTAACCTTGCCCTTCTCGACCGCCACGTAAGTCTCCCTAGGCAACCTACCCATCCATCCCGGCTCTACCTTAATAGCCACCTTATCGGGACCGGTACCGGAAATCTTGTCGTAGGACACCCATGAGGAGCCTTGCTCGATCTTGGCAAGAATATCTTTTAAATTATTCGCCATATCAATCCGCTTGCGTTATAGTCCATTTATCACTCTTACCTACGATAATCTCCAGAATCTGCTCGCCACCCTCAGGAGGATACTCGAAGTTAGTAGGCTTAATCTCAAACACGCTGGCGCCTCCACAACCAAGATCACAGATCATATCCGGCAACCATCCCTCCTCGAAAAACCGTTCTATAAGCTCCCTTACAGCTTCTGAAAAAGAATCAAGCTCTAACCTGTCTACGGGGAGAGATCCCTTCTTGAGGGTCTCACCACATACCCAGCCGTCGCACTCGGAAGCCAAGACCGTATCGTACACTCTCTTAGCCATAACAAGAAGTATTTAAAATATTACTATTCAATGTAGTATATACGATATTAACATCAGTGAACTCATCACCCATGCAATATTTCTTCTTAAACTTAACGGACCTACCAGAAACGACATATCCGTCATTAGGAACGATAGTACCACAATAGGTAACGCTGAGCACGTTCAACGGCTCGTATCTTAATCTGACAGCTTGAACGCCCTTGAACGAGTCACGTTGGATGGACGCCGTGGCACCAGATACGGCAACCAGCTTCCTTACCAGAGACTCGACTACGCTATTCATGCTATCACCGTTCCTGATGTCTGTATCAGGGAACGACTGACCGTCATATATGATCTGGGAGCTGTAGATACTACACTCATTCCCCGGTCTATATTCCGGTTTACATGGATTACAATTTTTCATATTATCAAATTAATTTGTTGATCATTCTTCTCAACTCGGATATCTTGGCATCCCTATCCCGTATAGCCTTTATCATAGCGTTAAGGGTATCGGACATATCGCAATTAGGGGATAATCCCAATGATTCCACACGTACCTTATCACCGGGGTAAATACAATCGGTACTCATGTACGTAGAGCACGGTACTTTCGTGTCGTCTACAGTAGGTCTGTATTGTTTTTTGTTGCAACCATTCATTACCACGTCTCCTCTTCCGTATCGTTATCCCCGCCGCTACCACCGGCGTTGACAAGCTCGTTTATAATCTTCTTCAAATCCAGAACCTCACGATGGTATAAATCTATCTGCTTATCCCTAGACGCTATAATACGCCTCAATGAGTCTATAACGACAGAAATGTCATTACCTTTCTCTATACCATCCGCCACCAACTCATCGCCTGAGTATAAGACACATTTATCATACAAGGTTATAGGACATCCATAACCAACACAAGGTTCGTCCTGACAATCCCGATCGCAAGGATCACAAGGATCGTTAGGGCATTTGTTAAGAAACCTGTCTATCTTAACGCCATGACAACACTCTTCGGGACGTTCCCTTGAATGATCATGGCAACAACCATTTGTACTACACATATTAATAATGTTATTGTTTTCAACAAAGATACAGATTTGATTTAATAACAAGATAACACACTCCATTAAACAATATAGGGAATACGACATTCGTATCCCCTATATCCGCGAATTATAACAACGAAATAAAATCAAGACTTCAATTTAAGAACAGGATTACCCCATCTTTCTTTCCATTGCCTTCCCAAATCATTTATAACACCATTGTAATCTTTTATATATCCAGCCTTAATAGCATAAGATATATTCCTTTCTATTGATACTATCATATCCAATTCTTCAAAAGAAGCTCTATTCCTTATCCCTTCCTCATGCACGCCAAACACGACGAAATTTATACCCTTGGCTATCCTTGATAACAACTCCTTTAAATTACTTTTATCACTTATAAGTGAAGATACACTACTGCACATCTCTATATAAGCATCACCAGCGGCATTTCTTGTCCCTACAACATTATCAACAAACCACATTACAACATCAGCGCAAACCTCAGGACTCATCTCCATGGCTACCACGAGAAAAAGATATGGATTCATATACCACATTTGACCATCCCCCTTACCTTTTCGACATGCTAATCCCATTTTATTTAAATCACTAAGATTTAGAGCCTTATTTTGTAGGCTGATATTTATCCGCTTACATAAATCCCTGTTTTCTAGTCTACTAATTATTTCCCTACATTTCTCCTGAAAGCCATCATACTTAATAATATCATTAAGCTTCTTAGGAGATAAACCCTTTTTAAGCCTATCATCAGACAAGACTTTCATAGCTAAAGTGATGTTAACAAAACCATTATCACTGAGCGCAGGTATAACAACGCCCATCAATCTCCTATCAGAAGATTTGATTTCAACCCTACTTTTCATAACTTTGAACAATATTTTAAATTAAACATAATACCTATCGGTTCGAGATGAATAGATAGGTATGCAAATATAAAATATATTCAACATACAAACAAGTGAATCACAGTATATAAACTTAATACCATTGATATATATACAAAAAAAATGGAGGAGATACACAATCCCCTCCAAAACACTAATCTAACATTATGGAAAACACAAACACATTCTTACCAATAACACTGATCTTCTTGATCGATATTCTCAATCCATTTCTCGCACTCAAGATTAAGATCAGCGTACTCCTGCCCCTCTACCATCAAAACCTCACGAGCCTTGGCGTTGGCATCCTCAACCGATATCCATGACCTAAACCTGTTGGCTTTGATAGAGTAATATACTTTACCGGACTTATATCCGAACGGACATACCTTTTCAAACCAATCACCGATCTTCGTATTATAGAATACAGGTGAACAACTACCCTCGGCGTTAGCCTTCTCCTGACCTTCTTTCATAAACTTCCTATAAGCTAACGTATCGGCGTCTATCTGGGATATATCGGATATGACAGCTCCGGCTGGTAATTCATATACAATACCTCCCTTGCCTGATGTGCCAGCCTCGCAATCGTTCTTGTAAAACAAGCCACGAAAAGGCTGTGAGGCCCAGTCCTCGCAGCAAGCCCCGACGGAGTTGGCCTCTCCCTGCCCGATCCGTCCAAGCTCCACCCTGGCCTTATCATTGGCATCTTTCTTAGATACGTAAGAGACAAACCCGCCTTCCTCTATGCATACCTGCTCCTTGGACCCCCTACCGCTTACGCAATTGTTCTTGATAAACTCATCGCATACCTGATCATTATACCATACAGCCGGTATTATGTCGGCATATGTATTGGCGTAGTCCTGACCGTTGGCCTTGATATCATCCTCAGCCTTGTTGTCAGCCTCCTCCTGCGTATCGCCAAAATAGACGTTGGCCGGGACCCGGTAGTCAACAGAGCCGCCCACGTACCCGGCAGGCGGGTTGTTTCTGGTGAACGTCCGAACTATTTCTTTATTACCGTATACCATTATGATTCACTTTGTCACAAAGATACAATTTAAAATCAAATTACAAAGGAAGAGCCTTTTTGCTTCTCAAAACCTTATATAGATAATCTCTTAATTGCTCCTCGGTAGTTATATATCCAAACTCAATCATCTTGGCTATATCAATCTCCAGCTCCATCAATTCTTTAGCCTTGGCCTCCTCGCCAACAGAGTTTCTTATCATAGTCTCATGAAGGCCATAGACAATAATATTTACGGATCTGGCCAAATCTTGTATTTTATCTCTTAGTCTTGAAGATTCAATTATTTTAGATAAAGCGGAAGACATCCTCTTGTAAGCATCACCAGCCTTATCCCTGTAATCTATAAGTTGATCATGTACAAATCTCAACACCTGAACTTCGAATCTAGGATTTATCCACATGGCAAATTTTATAAACAACAGAGGATGCATCCACACCTTATCAGGAGTTTTACCATGCTTAGTTGTCTTACCTTTTACTTTTATAACTAATTGATTATCACCAATGTCGATTTTTCTCCTATGGCTTTCATCTTCAGATAAAGCACTAATAAATTCCTTAGTTCTACCACTATTCATAAAATCATCAAGCCGTCTTCTCGTGTTATCGGGATTATCATTCCATTGCTTAAGTAAACTGTTGGCATCAAAATAACCATCACTAGTTCTTTGAAAAACGTTAAAATCACCCATTTTTCTTGTCAAACATTTACCGTCTTCATTTTTTAATCTAATTTTGAAGTTAATAATTAATTACTTTATGTCCACTCCCTCGTGAGAGTCAGTGGACATACAAAAATAGCCAATCGAAATGATAAACACAAACCGATTGGCTATTTTTAATATCCTAAAATCAGGACATTAATTACCCATTGCAAATCTTATCCTCAATAGCGTAAAGGATTTTAGCTACAGTCTTATCGCCATTTATCTTCACGCAAGACTCACCAAGATCCCTGACATCTATAGCCTCCCTGATACGGGTAAGCTCGTCATATATCTCCTCTATCACATCAGAGATCATAACACACTCATCAGAGTCCTTATGCTTTGACCACTCTGGTAGATCACCCTCGTAAGGTACGCAAGTGGACGGAGTTATATGTGAACAACTGTATTTTTTCATGCCAGTAACTTATTAACACGTTCCTTTAACAATCTTACCTCATCCGGGCATAACCCGCAATCATTATCGCATAATGACCTTTGCAGACGAATCATCTTGCCCCAATAGGATATATCGGGTTTGTCCCCGATCCTATACCTATGGTATCTCATATATCTACCCCATTGGCAGGACAGCCATTCGTCTACGGACTTACATAAATCCGTCCTATCAAGGTTTGATATAGATTGAGCGCCCATCCAGAATCTCCTTTCTCATTTCCTGTACCTCCTCGTCAGGCGGGCATCCATATGGCAGGTTCTTGATCCACTCACGGATCTTTTTCTGCATATTAAGATAAGATACGCCAACGCCATCACCCTTGGTACGAACTTGCTTATATATACTAACCACGTCACGCTCCATGGTCTGCAACGGATCTTGCATAACCATACATCCAGCGGTGCTTCTAGAAGCATATTCCCTATCGCTAACAACGGTAGAAGAAGAATGATTCATCATACTTCTCTCAATCCTTTCTCTCTCGGCCCTTAATGCCTTTTCCCTACAAGTATTACAACCCACGACTAAATATTTTTATGTTTAACAATCCACGCAATTGGTAGCCATCTCAAGAAGCTCTCCAACACGATCAATGATCTCATGAGCCGCCTCTATATTGTCCAACCTAACGTTAGCCTCCGCTACGACCATAAGTGTCTCCATCTCCTGTATCTTATTTATAAGATCCTTATCCTTGTCCTCGCATAGGATATCAGTCTTAATCCATAGCCGATCAAGACGCCTGCGTATAAGATCCGTCTTAAGATACTTGCGACTGAAATTGTAAGTGGAAGGGCTACCTATGATCTTGATATCATATATACCATCAGGTAGGTCAAGGTACTTGACATTACAATCATCGTAATTAAAACAATTGAGACCTAGTGTTAGGCTGGTAAAGGTATTGACCTGATTCTTGCCAAGGAACAACGTAACGGGGTCGGACATGCCCGGCGTAGTGATCTCGATGATCGCCTTCCTATCCTCCAGTAGTCCCCACTCGGACTCATCCAATACCTGCAACACCTTGGGATCACGTGTCTCTAGCACCTGAAACGACAGCCTAATATCATTCATATTAACCTTCTTGTCGTACCGGCACAAACTATCGTCATAACGAGCTTGCATATCAAGATCCGGGACATCGGTATAATATGTTTTGACCTCATGACCGTTGATAAACACCGATGTTATCTGACAAACATGAGACCTAGCGACATCAAAAAACACCATCCTTACATTATCCTCATAATCAACGCCAGATGTCGGGTATGTCAATATCTGGGTATTATACTCACCATCGTTACGTCTAGCCACGACAGTAATTACGATAGGTTTCTCTATATCGTAATCATCCATAATAATCCTAGCGGCGAACTTATCATGGATTATCTTCGGTATGATATTTATCTGGTTCATGTTAATATCTTTTTCGCAAAGATAGCACATGTCATGTCAAAAATGAAATCTATCCAACCCCAAAGATGTCATCAAGATCGTCCATGGTTTTTATAAACCCGCGGTCAAACATAAAAATCAATGACCTCATCAGACCAACGCATCTCCCTATGTTTATTGTCATCGTGTCAATGATAAACCTAAACACAGGGGAGTTAGGATTGCTAAACAAAACGGTGTTTACGAAACGGGTGGATAAATCAACAATGCTAGACACGGCCTCGCCTGTATCATCACCATCTTCCCCATAATCATGAAGAAGCTCATCGCGATTATCACGAAAAACAAAAAATGGCTCCAAATCCTCATCCAAAAAAGCCGCTATTGAATGAGAAATGTAGCATGAAGCGCAATCAAAAACAAGCCTCTTGATATCATCCCCGTCATAATCGCCCAAAAACAAGGCGATAGCCGGCATATCGATCCAAAAGGATCTTTTGGTTATAAGACACCTAAGATCTTTTCTTGAACCCAGCAAGTCCCTCAAAGCGTCCTCGCCACCATCAAGCTGGTCGAAAAGCATAGAGGCGTTAAACAGCCTGTTCTTTTCATTAAACATAATCTTAAAATCACCGGACCTGACTATTTTCATGGCAAAAATATTTTAGTTAAAACACAAACAATCACTAAGCGGCTCAGAAGAACAGACATAACCGTCAAGGAACGGGGTGCTATTATCAGGAATCCACACATCATCAGACAACGCGGCCATACCAAACTCATCAACTATCTCATCTCCAGACACATAATCATAAGCCTTGACGCCAAAGATCTTAATCCTTTTAACCTTGCCAAAAGCGGACTTGACTTCCTTTATCTTCCTATCCAACTTCCTCACCCCATCGACGAACTCAGAGAAAGTGACACCACGCTCATCTAAATAGCTCTTTATAGCCCTCTCTATGGTCTTGATACTGACATTACCAAAGCCCTTCTTCCTGACCTTGTTCTGAACCTTTTCCTTAAAAGAAATGCTCACCCCGTTGTTCTTGGAGGACACAAAATCCTTAAGGTCACGTTTCCTGATCGAATCCATGGAGTCATAAACAACACGCTTGATATCCTCCGCGCGCTTCCTATTGCACTCATGAGCCTTATAGGTAGGATTGTTCATGTTTCGCTCATCCTCTAGCTTGCGATACTTAGGAGGGCAATTGTCCCAATAATAATACCTCGCCTTGTTACTATGTACAAAAAGGTCAGGATGCTCTTTCTTCGCCTTCCTCACCATAGCATAATAACCGTGGACAACAGCCACGTTAACATAACTGATCAAAAGCCACCTAACTAACTTTATCTGATAAGCGAGATTATCACCACCAAGACGATGATGCTTGATATAGTAATTAACTATTTCATTCACAAAGTAATAGAACCACCTGATGTTGTATTGGATCCCCAGCGTCCTAAACCTTATAGGGTCAAGGCATATGATAAGAATGCCTATCAGTGTCTCCGATATCGGCTTCTCAAGTATCTCTGACTTGGATGATGATTTACGCTTTATCCTAGGGTTATCGCAACAAGGATTAGCATTTTCATTAAACAAATAAGGTAGGATGACCTTGCCGGAATCCCTCCTCAAGGCCCTATTTCCTTCTGACATCCTCTTTTTTTCTGAGGAAGAGACGAATTGATCAAATATAAGCGTTATCTTTGCCATAATTTATTTGTATTTTAGTACAAAGGTACAAAAAACTTTGTCATTTCAAAATGAGTGCTTGTGAAAGTACTCATTTTTTTTGTTTATGATCACGGCTTTTTACGGCGATCGCTATGGTCGAAATCCAACTTGGACATTGCGTAGGGAGACTATCGTAGGGATAGTTAAGAAAAGAGATGAATTTATTTATCCACCTTCTTTTATAAACTGTGATATAAGAAACTTTCGCCCCCTTAAGAAGGGAGTCTCATTATAAAGATTTTCTTTATTTATCCACCTTCTTTTATAAACTGTGATATAAGAAACTTTCGCCCCCTTAAGAAGGGAGTCTCATTATAAAGATTTTCTTTATTTATCCACCTTCTTTTATAAACTGTGATACCCCCTTAAGAAGGGAGTCTCATTATAAAGATTTTCTTTATTTATCTCATAAGTTGATTGATTAAAAAGAGTTAGCTAACGCTTTGTTATTATCTAAAGTATATAACTTAATCACATTAACATGAAAATATATAGTAGATTGAAAAATCAAGATCTTAACAATAACTTATATCAATAATTTAGTTTAGTGTATTTTTGACATCTACTTATGTTGTCTATGGATCTTTAATCGACAAACAACTACCTACATCAGACGTTAATGCATTGATATGTTTCTTTCCAACGCTTAAGCGTAATATGCCAAGGGGAAAATGGGGGTGGGCTACGAGTCGCTCCGCTCCTGGCCGGCCGTGTGGGGATACCTCCTGCCCTGCCTCACGGAGCCGCCACATTTCCTTGGTTTAGTCGGTGGTCCGCAAAACCATACACCTCGGTTCGAATCCGGGACTGACCTAGCATTCGCAATCCTTTCTGGGGTGATAACCCACAGGTGTATAAGGCGCCTTGTACACCTGTTATTTTATCAATCCTAATCTTTTCAATAATACGAACAATACGACTAGTATACCTAAGATCGAGATAAAGATAATAGCTGTAGGCCACTTTGACTCATCCTTATCATCCACATCCTTAGATTTGATATCTATCTTATTATCCATATTCTTTATATCATTCCTCGTCTTATCAATACCAAGGGAGTCGGCTGTCACGGTGCTATCACGCCGGCCAATGACGATATGGGTATCTGTCCGCGAGGACACCGGTCGCTCCCCCGTGGCAGGATCAACATCCTTGTCCGTATCGAACTTCCTCTCCGTTATAATAATATCGGCATTAAGGTCAGAGGTCTTTATCTCCACCATCCTCCGGTCTATAACCTCATTTATCATCGTCTCTATCCTGCTGATCAACCGGCTATCAATAGACGTTTCGCTAACCTGCCTCCTGCTTCCGCAAGAGGACAGGGACAGCGACAGACCTAAACAAAAAATCGCCCTAAGACTTATCCTTAACCTCATCATCAGCGATCTTCTTTATATCGTCAAACGTCTCGTCAGGTATGTTCTTGGAGAAGCTAAACATCTTGAACACGTTTATTCTCTTGAATACAGCCTTGAATACCTTCACCAAATAAGCGTCGGAGAAAGCATCACCTATCGTATTCAAGAAAAGCATCACATATCCAACAAGGGCTATATACACCCCATATTTGGTAACGGTAAGTATCATGCCAGCATCCTCCTCGATCGGGTATAACGTCTTATATATAACACATAATGTCATTACTATAAAACAAGACAAAGCGAACTCCTTAAGAATATCAGTAAACCTGACCTCCCTAAACCATCTCTTGAAACTAAACCTCCTCCTACGGCTTCTACGGAGCTTCCAGCCCCTTACGCTTTGCGCTAACCTAGCCAAAAAATTCGCTATTAATACTATAAGTAATACAGTCAATAAATTATGCACTGGCTGGAAGTAAGCCCAACAAGAAGCACCATACGCAAGCGCAATATTCCATAAAGCCCCCACTCGCTCTATCATGTCTTTGTCTTTCATTTTATACCATATACGCAAAGTTAACCACTATACCGTTAAGCGCCTAAAACACCACGGCGTGTATACCGTTCCTCGTATCAAGGCTGTCAAAATGCAACCAACCCACCTTCCCTTCAAGCCGGAAAGGATATGGTAACATATCTTGATGATCCAAAATCAAGCCTCTGGCCTGTTCCGCCGTCATTGACTTGACATCGAAATCCCCAGCCTTACCCAACACATGAGCGGATAGATAAACATCTTTCTTATCCTTAACTATCTGACAGATGTTGCATCTAAGACCACGTTGGGAAAACTGCCCTTGCTTATCCCAGTTATTACAATACATAGGCTGTTTGATTATATCCCTCCGTAATATAAGAAGATTATGGAGAAACGCTGTATCAAGAAACTGCCACGATCTGTCCTTCCACTTATTATATGTATGAGGACATACTAATTCCACTATATCAAAATACGAACCTAGTTCTTTTATAATACTATCTCTATCCATATTATCCGTTTTTTAAATAATGCAAAATAATAATACCACGATAACCTGATCCTCCTCGACCGCCCGTAGCCCCACTATTAGAAGCTCTAGAGGCTCCTCCACCACCACCACCATAATAAGTGGCATCACCTCCATTTTCGCCATTAATAGCAACACCATCAGTATCCTCAACTCCAGCCCCATCACCTCCTCCGTGATTGCCACCTTTACCTCCGGGTAAAAAGCCTTTATTCCATCCTTTTGCATGAGCTCCCGATCCACCACCAGCGCCCATAGGATAAGGATAACGATCAGGATACTTATTATTAAAAACATATGATCCATCTTGCCCTGGATTTCCCGGGGAAGGATAATCACCATCCCCTTCAAATCCATATCCGCCTCTTCCACCTTTACCGGCAATAGCCTGATATATACCGAATATACTATCATCACCTATACCTCCTACAACCACCCTATATGTAACACCTGGATTTACGGGTATAGTCCCAGTCAGCACATCGCCTCCGTTACCGCCACTCCCGGCATTATATATATCGGAATATCCTCCATTAAGACCTCCGGCGACCAACGCGAACTCAACCTCATAGGTCCCATCAGGAACCGTCCAATATCCATTATCCTGAGGAGATAATTCCTCGAATACCTCTATTACCTTACTTTTGGGTAACATCCTTCTTCTCATCATAAGGCAAATAGGATTTTACCCCCCCCCCAATTTAGTTTTAAAATGTTGATATTCATAATATTATTCTGGTTTAATCGTCCATCTCTGGGCGTAGTTATTTTTTAGCACATATATCTTCTCCATAGGTGTAGCGGGAGACCCGTTGGACGAGCCTTTCACGAATCCCTCTGGGGCCTGCTCCGTGCCGGAAGGACGCTGGTTTTCGGTTGGACAAACAGCAGCATACATGCTTACCGAAAGACTATAGAACTGGTTCCTCTTCCCATCCTTAGCCACGGATGTCATAGTAATCTGATCCCATCCTACAACAAGGTCGTAGAAAGAGTCCACGAAATCATCTGATCTTTTTTGGCCATGAGTGGATGCATTCACTTCAAACTGTATAATAGCCCTCATCTCATAAATATAATCCGGAAGCTTATCCATTCTAAGACTATCGCTATTATTTGCAGTGAAACTAGTAAGATGTTCCAATCCCCTTCCAGGCATATTATCATCATTCCAACCCGTCCCCCTTTCTCCACTTACCCAGTCATTTAAAAAACAAAAATAAGCAATGTTAGGATTTATCTTATCTACCTCGAAAAAAGGAAGGGTATTTATATCAAAATAATTCCACATATCAGGAGGGCCAGGATTTATTCTCAACGAAGTTAATTTAGGAAGATCATTAAACTCCTTTATATACCTATCCAAATAACATGAAGACAAATCAAGGGCTTGAAGATTTTTCATATTCTTTATATTCCTTATTCCGCTAGATTCTATATCCCTAAGATCAAGCATATTAAACATATTTAAATAATATACCTCTGTCTTACTGGTTATAGCCTCAGGAATTACGGTCATTCTTTGCCCTATATTTTGAAGATCGATATAAATTAACTTTTTGGTTCTTGACAACTTGTCTACAGGTATACCGTCATTAACATACATCGTATGGGATACGACCAAAAACTCAAGTCCTGGTATATCCACAATCGGGAAAGACGTCATCTTGCAAACTTGGATATCGGCATAATAAATATCACAAGTAAAATCTATCGACACGGCTCGTTGTACATCCCTCCTCCCATCAGCGTAAGCATGATTATCTATAGGTACGTATTGCGATCCATCCTCCTTCCTGAACCACCACGTAGTATTGGGATTTTTCCTATGTTGTATCGCCAAAGAACGGAATATAATACGATATTCATCCTCCCCTTGAACCTTGGTCATAGGAAACTGCTCCTTTATTCCATCCCCCCAATCCACATTAGCCATACCGGGCTTTCTGGATATAAACTCAACATACGTATTAAAAGGATTACCAACGACAGGATCGGGTACATAATTATAATCATCGGTATAATAATTTCTAAGTGCCCTATCCCATGTGGTGAACCACACGAACTTGTTGGATGATGCCTCATATTTATATAATGTCTTAGCCATTACCTATCTTGTTAAAATATTCTACAATAACATTCCTGTCCAATCCCATAGAATCACACAAATACTCCCCTTCTGGTTGACCCCCAAACGATAATACCTTATCCGTATCATGAGCTAAAACATCTCCATTGCCTACAAAGGTACGCCCATCGTCAAATACAATAAGCTTATATGGCTTATACGACCTCGTGTCAATATCAGAGGATCGTATTGACCTTAACACCGAAGCCTCTGGTGCCATACTAAACCTCCATCCATAATTATTCATAAGCACATAAACCATCTCCATAGGATTCGACGGAGAGCCATTAGACTGACCCTTTATAAAACCAGAGGGAGCCTGTAATACGCCACTAGGTCTTTTATCATCAGGAAAGGAAGCTGAATACATACTTAGATACAATCCATAAAACTGATTTCTTTTGCCATCGGAAGCAGAGGAAGACATAGTGAGATAATCAAACCCCATCACCCTCTCATATAATGTCGATATAAACGTATCACATCGAACTTGGGTTGACAAGCCGCAATACATATAAAAGCTATTCATAGACCTCATCTCATATATATAATCCGGGAGATTACTTACATCTATATTACTATAACCGTATGAAGCGTCGATATGCTCAATGTTTCCCAATCCCTTACCGCTCATATACGGATGCCAACTCGCGACAGGTCCATACCATTTATTTATATGATCGAAAATCCTTAAACTAGAATTTATCTTATCCACCTCATCCATAGCCGGGCATGTGTCAGGATCAAACGATGATGTGACATGACCAGGACTTAAATACAATTCTTTTAAATTATTGAATGATAACCATTCCTTAGGATATAACCTTACCCTTCCACCAGATAAACGCAATGTCTCCAAATTAGGCCACATGGAAGGGAATTTCCTTATATTGGAAGCTTCGGTATCACTAAAGTCAATAGACATGGGCAAATTCAGAACTTTCAATTTAGTCAGTCTATTCCAATCCTCCGGGATGGACGTCAACGTATCCACACCAAACTCACTTAATGTTATACGCTCTATATTTACCGATCTCATTATCCTATCCTTTGGTATATCTGTTATGGTACGATTCCCAGGAATATCTATAATTATATTGATAAGGCTAGACATATCAAGTATAGGGAAACCTACCATCATAATCCTATAGGATTCCATCGTCGTAACATCATTGGTAAAAGACATGGATATCACACGCTCCTTATCCATGCCATCATCATAAGCATGATTGGGGGCGGGAATATACTCACTCCCATCTTCCTTATAAAACCACCATGGATGGCTATCCGGATTCTTACGATAACTTATATCCCTTCTCCTGAACATCAACCTATATCGCCCGTATATGGATTCGCTCCTATTCTTCACGAAAGGAAATCGCTCTTTATTCCCGTCACCCCAATCGACCTCGCACATGCCGGGAGCATTAGAATAAAATCCTATAGTCTCATTATAATTATTACCATCCAATATAGGATCAGGAACATCATCAGTAGTATCATTCCTGTCAACGCCCCTAAAAGCGTATTTACCCTTAGTAAAAAATGTTATATAGCCTTTATTCGCATCCTTACATATTAATTTCATACCTCTCCCTCCTCTATTCTCCTGAAATACTCGACAACCGGTGAACTGTCCAATCCCAGATCGTTACAGATATCTATAGCCTCGTATTTGTCAGCGAAATTATACTTACTCATATTATCATCCAATACATCTCCGCCGAACACGGATACATGGCCGTCCTTTACGCCAAGGACAAAAGGGGTGATCCTAGCCTTCCCGGCCCGCCGTGCCCTCGTAAGGGCGGCCTTAGAAGCCGGGGCAGGGGCCAAGACCCATGTCTGCCCGTAGTTATTGGTAAGCACATACACCTTCTCCATAGGCGTCGTAGGATTACCGTTGCTAACACCCTTAACAAACCCCTCAGGGGCTTGATAAACGCCAGATGGTCTCTTGTTGGTAGGAGCTGCGGAAGTATATAAATCTAAGGTAAGTTTATAAAACTGATTCCTGTTACCGTCAGAAGCCGTCTGTGACATCGTTATATAACTCCACGACATTATCTTATCATAAAACGTGTTAACGAACGTATCAGCCCTCTCCTGCGTATTTATAAATCTACCACCATCATACAAAGTCCATATCCTAAATTCCCTTACCTCATATAACCAGTCTGGGAGATCGTCTACCGGTACCGTGCCTGAATTACAATACGTGCCCTGAATCTTATTCAACTTACCTTCTACTAGATCTTGTTTCCATGGGCTACCACTACCCATAAAATAAACGCCTGTCTTATCATCTCCAACCTTATCCACCTCATCAAATACAGGTATATTATTCCTATCGCTTATAATGTTTATACCTTTTGCCGGAATAGAATTAAAAGCCGGATCATAAGAAGGGATATTGCACCAATTGAAATTAAACTCCGTGAGATTCTTCCATTCCGAGAATCTTCTCCAATTCGAATCAGGATTATCAGCGAAATTAAAAATACTGTTACATCCGAAATACCTCAGATTTTTCATATTTAAAAAACCTTCCGGCCAATTGTCCCAAACACCAGGATGAGAAAAAGACCCCATCTGTATATTACGAAGATTAACGCTCTTACTTATCCTGTCATATGGGATATCACCATTTTTAAGAACGGATCTGGCCATAGCCAAATAAGTTATATCAGGTAGATTAACTACAGGAAACTCATGGAGGACAATACCATCCATATTGAACTCCCCATCGATTACGTTAGAGAACCTCATCGTAACCTCCCTACGCCTGATATCGCTATACTTATGTGGAGGAACCGGTATATACTGAGATCCATCCTCCTTCCTATACCACCATGTAGTATCGTCAGGATTCTTTTTGTACTCAATATCTAAAGACCTGAATACTATCCTATAACTACCGTCAGATATCTTGACCAAAGGGTATTGATCCTTTGTCCCATCACCCCAATCGACGTCCACGAATCCTGGATTGTTTGCCGAGAACCTGAGATTACGATTAAAATTATCTAAATCTACTATCGGATCAGGCACATAATCAGCATTCCTCCCATTATAACAAGGGAACCTATCCTCGTTAACATAAAACGTCACCGAGGACAGGGTCGTATCATATCCTACTAAAAATCCCATATCAACTAATTGAGGTTATATCATAAGACACCCATTCCTTGTATCCGTTAACCATCTCATATACCTTGTTGATGGTCTTGCATACGACAGAGAATCCGATATCCACGTTAGGGAACTTCTCGTTAAGCTCGTCTATCGTAAGATCCTTGGTTATGCTCTCGTCCCATTTACGCATCTCCTTTACCTCCATAAGGATCGGTTTACCGGTTATGCCTACACTCATGACCCACTCACCCTCACGATTGGCATCCGCCAGATCGGGGAAGATCGTAACGCCAAAAAGATCGGAAAGGGTGAAGTTCTCGCCGGTACGGGTAAAGGATGCCGCCGCCCCCGGTGTAAGAACCACCTCGTTCACGGCCAACAGGCTCGTAAGTTTCTTGGCTCCTCCTGATACCGTGGCGTTAAACACGACAGTAACATTATCGGTAGCGCTATTAACGAACTTGATCTCATCCTTATCGCTATTTATAGCCTGTAACCTAGACCCAGATACGATATTTACAATCTCATAATTCTTGTCGTAAGTGCTCTGTAGCGTCACATTGCCGTATTTAGTATCGATAAGGGTAATCCACTTAGCCTTACCACCTACTATCTCAACAAGCTTATAAAACACGTCATTGCCGTCAGCGTCAACCCATCTAGCTATAGCACCCGGAGCGAAATTAGTCACCTCCCGATCTTGAGTATAACTTATAGTGCTTTCCGTAGGCTTGTTAGCCAAAGTAACGTAAAGACATCGCTCTACATCGGCCTCCATCTTAACTATCCCAGCACCATCGTAATAATAATCAGGTACGTTCTTCTCTCGTATCAACAAGATGGTACCTTCCTTAAGCTTATCGGCGTTAGTTGGATCATCCACGAAAGACTTCATCTGGATATAAGTATCGAAGATAATAGACGTACTCTTATCCTCTATCTTCTGATTGATATCATTGACAATATTATTAATCTCGTCTTTCGTATAATAAGGAGATAAATCAACCTTCGGACCTTCCAGCTCTAAAGCCTGAGTTCCATCCCACCAATAATCAGGTACCTCCTGCTCCCTGATCCAGAAGCTGTCCCCCGCACGGAGCTTAGCCGTGTTCTCCGGGACCGCCAGCCACTCATTCATGGCATCGACCGTATCAAAGATATACGCCGTGTTCTTGCCCTCAGCTATACGTCTTACGACAGCCAACTCGCTCTCGACATCGCTAAGTCTTTCCTTTATATTATTGATCTCTCGCTCTAACTTATCATAATTATCCTCCTGATCTATAGCGTCGCCGATGGACATATAAACCTCGTTAGTGAGCTTATTGTAGGTAACACGAGCCACCTTCTCGTAGGATGTCTTATACGTAGATGAACCCTTACTAGTATGACAAACAAAATCATACGTATTTTGATACACCACAGATCCACCGGTATTGATGAAATTATATCCATCTTGGCTCATCGTACCTCCCTTGTATCCAACAAGTTCAAAAGAACATTTACCCGTACCTTTAGATCCAAACCATGTAGCGTAGGCCATGAAATACGTCTCTTCAGGTAGGATATCATAATATTTAGCCCTTAAATCCTTCACCGACATCCAAACACATTCCTTACCAGAACCGGTATTATCACCACCCCATTTAAGAACTTCTCTAACAGAGCTATCTCCATTTCCGGGACCAGACCAACCTACAGCAAGATTATCTATGGTGGGAACATTAGAATTAAGGGCTTCCGTCATCGTGTCCAAGTTCCTTCCGGAACTTGATTCCCATAAATATCTGAACGTCACAAAATCAACATCCCCGATCTTAATGCCTCCGGTATTACTAGGATATGTTTTCGTGACTAACTCATAATACCATTTACCATCACGGAAAGTAACCCTTATCCTCTCTACTTGCTTGGGGGATATAGAGACATATGATCCGCCAACAGAAACGTTATCGCCATCAACCGCACGGGAAGTCCCATCCTTTGGGTCCTCAGGATCTACGGGGGTGTAGATCGTAGCCTGTTTATCTCCGGTGTTGATAATAACTATATAATAGCTATCCCCGTCAAGGCCCTCGTCATGAGCCATGGTGACAAAACCTTGCTCGCTATCCGGTCTCCATTCAACGACAACCATATGCTTGTCCATAGGTATACCGGAAACGCTGTTAACGTAGTTGGTTGAAGACATGAAAATAGCATGGTCATCATAAGCCTCATCCACACGCTGATGCTTAGTAGCCAGTCCATCAAGACGAGATATTTCCGTGGGGTCGGAAACCTCGACCCCATTATAATCATACCACTTATATCCTATCATCGTATTCTCACGACGATATTTCCTTTTTCTTATGACCTGACCTCCAGCTAAGGCGTCAATCATAAAATAATCATTACATACTTTAACCATAGCCATTCAGATTAACAGGTTTGACATAAACAAGCCACGATAGTAGCGCCATCGGGGATGGAGGTCAGTGTCGTACCTACCGGGTAGGTAGGAGAGGATGACTCCATCACCGTTAACGACGTCCGCTCAACGACCATATCGTTATCCACCAACCGACTTCCCTCCACATAGAACCGGCCATCGGCTACCTCATAGCACTCTCGCGCCGGAACCATATGTCTTTGGCTTTTATCAGCGTAATCGCATATCGTGACCTTAGCCCCATCAGGAATAGAAGACAACTCATCTCCAACACCGTAATCCGGATGATCTGAATATACCACATAAAGCTTGGACTTAATATCCTGCGATGCGGGATTGACCGTCCTAAAGCCCTTTAGATGGATCTTATGCCCCCCGATCTCATAACAATCATCTACATCCATGATATTGAGATCACAGCTAATAACGGTCCATCCGTCTATAACGGATTGCGTAGGTGTAGTATTTAATCTATATGCTGGATCAGTAGACTCTACGATCTTATAATCAAATGTCTTGAGATCAAGATTACCGTTAAGAGACTCTTGCCTCCGGATCTTTACCGTACCATTGCCGGTATCATAACAGGTCTCGGTAGTATCTATAAGCCGATCCATATAATCCGGCTCCTCGCATTCGATACGAGTAAAATTAGATGGCAAAGAGATATATTGAGTACCAATCTTGATATCATTATCCGTAGAACTCAATACATGATGATTATACGACCTAATATGATTTAAAGGGTTGATAACGTAAGTGGATTTAATTCTTACCGATCCTCCTGGAGTCGAGTAACATTCTATCGCGCTTCTGGTAATACGATCATCCAACCTTTCTATGGCACACCTTTCACGGATAAAAACCGATGGGATGCTATTCATCCTATCCCCTAGACCATATCCGTTATCAGACGAGTCCACAATCTCCCAGAACTGGTTTCTTTTCCCAAGATCACCATCATAAGACACCACATGTCTCATACGTATGCTCCCGTTTGATGTCCTATAACATTCCTCGATATCAATAGGCATTCTGTCTTCCATATCCGTGAAATCACAAGACACCAAAGACCATCCGGTAGGCAGGGTGGATATCCGCTGTCCCGGGGTGAAACCGCCGTTATCCGAATCCAGTACCTCGTAGCGGACGTGGCGCTCGTTTGCCTTGGCATCATAAGACACGACTCTCCTTACCTTGACATTACCCTCACCGCTATCATAACATTCCACGAAAAACTCGATATCACGATCCTCCATATCCTCCATCTCGCACACCATGCGATCCCATCCTCCAGGTATGGCATTATATATCCTATCCACGAGAATATCGGGATTCTCAGATCGTGTAACGACATAAACAGCGTCCCTTATATCTATATCTCCATCATAAGACGTTATTCTTAATACCTGTACACGACCTTTATCTGTATTATAGCATTCTTTCCTTGACTGAAGCATTCTATCCTCAAAGTCAACGAAATCACAAGGAACCAAAGAGAATCCGTCGGGGAGGGTAGCTAGGGCGGCTCCTGGGACAAAGTCCGCGTTATCGGAGTCCACTACCTCGAAACGTGTGTATCTGGCCTTTATCTTGGAGTCATACGACACCATCCTTCGAAGTTTAACGTTTCCGCTACCGCTGTCATAACACTCTATATAGGATTTGATATCTCTCTCCTCCATATCGTCAAAATCACAGACTACCCTTATCCAAGTGTCTGGCAAGGAACTGAAGCTGGCGCCCTCAGGTTGTGACGGATCGGTAGTCTCCAGGACTTTATAACTCTTATCCCTAACTCCTATATTCCCGTCCCATGACGTAAGAACCTCCAGCTTCACCTTACCGGCCGGTGTCTTATAACATTCTATAGTTACCTCAATATCACGATCCTCCATATCCGTGAAGTCACAAACGACCTCAACCCAGTCATCGCTTATGCTGGTGATAAGCTCACCTACCGGATTCTCAGGATCGGTACTTTGCTTGACGCGATACCATTCCTTTCTGGTACCCATCTCGTAATCAAATATCTTATACCCCTCTATCTGTACCCTTCCGGTCCCGGTATCAAAGCATTTAAGCACCGGTATTATCTCCCTTTGGGTCATGTCCGGAAAATCACATACTATACGCCTCCACGTATCAGGTATGGCATTATACTTCGTTCCAATAGGGTTACTATCGTCAGTAGTATTCACCACCTCATAATGAGACACCTCCGGGTTCAGGCGGGGATCAACCGACTCTACGCCCTCTATCTGAACCTTGCCTCCTTCCGTGGCATAACATTTACTTACGAATATCAACTCCCGATCGGTCATCTCCGCTATACTACAATCTATAGCCACCCACTCGGCAGGGATCTTATCCAATTCCGTGCCAATGGGAGTATCGATATCCGATGAGTTGATGATAAATATCTTCTCGGCCAATATCTCACCCTTATTATTCATATAGGTATGGATACGAGCCTCTACCTGACCTCCCGGAGTACGATAACATTGGTTGACGATCGACACACGGGCGTCCTTGATGTTAATGAACTGATAGTCCTTTTTAGGGACCTCGCTTACAAGTCTCTTTACTCCTTTATCATCGAAGTACACGTAACACCCGTCATTCCTCATCATGACCGGATACGTCTTTCCGTCTATGACAACACCTGAGAAGTCATCTGGCGGAACGGAGAAACCCATGCTACCGAAGATGGAAGCCAGTCTCTTTAAATACTCATTAATAGCCGACATAATATCATATTTTAATTCTACTGCCTCAAAGATAACAAAAAAGGGAAGAGAATTGAATCTCTCCCCTTTAGGAAATATATGAACGCAAAAAAGGTCCTTTATTTCGGCTCGGTTACGATGGCCGGGCCAAGACCAGCGGCAGCACCGATCATGTTAATCATCTCCTGAACACCCTCATGAGCACCATAGCGTACACGTAATATCAAATTAACCGGATCATCGGCGAGATACTTACCGAATCCTTGAGAGTATCTATGAGGATTAATCGTGATCTGGAAGTCCACATATTGGGCTGTTTGTTCAACACGGCTGTATTCGTTCATGAATGTCCGTCCCATGAGGTCCTGATGTTTCGGGAAGCCGTTGAAATGAGCGTAACCCTTCAACTCATCATCCATCATATTGCCGCCAACATGAGTACGCGGGGCTTTGCTGGACAATCTCTCGAAGTGAAGCTGATCCCACCAAATGGGGGATCCCTCATCAAGAGAATCAGGATAACCACCGCTAGCGCCAACGATCTCAACGCTATCCTCTACATAGGTCATTTTATCCATCAAGCACTCTGACGGAGATAATAACATTTCCTTGCCACGGAAACGGATACCGCACTTGCAATTAGTGCCAAGTTCCTGAGCCGATTCCAGTTTCTTCCACATACGGTCGCGGTAGGACGCCGGAGCCTTGCTGGTGAAGAATCCCTCGAACACCTTGTCGCACTCATCACACAACATGTTAGTATATACCGTTGTCTGGAAGCTATGCTGGCAAGCCGCAGGAGTACCGTAGTCAGTGATCTCCAGTTCCGGGAAAGCCTGTTTGATTTCCTCCAAAGCACTGTTTCCGCACTCATCATCCGGGATCGTGATATAATACTTCTCGGTGGATACCTTGCAAGAACCACAAGCTGACCATGAAGCGGTACGAACCGTAGGATTCTCGCACATATCGGATGTCTTAGCCACATAGTAGATAATAGCCGTAGGATTAGCCTCCACGAAAGTAGAGATCTCCTCATCCGTCAATTTATTGGAAGTAGCGGCAATATACAAACCTGATCCCTTGATCTGACTCATTTTGTTAACCGTATCGGCTACAACGTTAGGCAATGACTCCACCGCAGTAGACATATCGGCACCGTCATCCTCCAAGGAGATAGAATACAGATAACCACCCTTAACCTCGGTATAGTTAGGAGGACAATCCGTACATCCTTTCATGATAGAGATAAGACGTTGAGTATAATCAGCCGGTTTAGCGCCTTTCTTCATCACCTTATAACGTGACATGCTGCCGTTGATGCTCTCACGAACGATCTTCAATCCTGGATATTGAGCGCGGACCTCAGCCAACGCCAGATCATCACCAGTATCGCATACCTCCATGCAATAGAAATTGACATCCTCCGTATCAGGCTCAGTAGCCTCGTTAGTACATCTTGTGACCGGAGTGATATCAATATAATCGGACACCTTACCACCACCGGCGATAGGCTGGTTTTTCATCCGCTCGATACACTTCAATACGGCAGGCAACAAATCGACTTCCTCGCAAGGATCACATTCCTCGCATTGATTAGGGGTATTGTCGCAATCATCCAAGAGGATAGCGTCAAAGATCTCAACACGACCTCCCTCGTAGCCAAGAAGCTCGAAAGCCCTGCCGGCGAGAATCAAGCGGATAACGATACGGTCGCCCTTGGAAACGGAGAAAGCCGTGTCGTCAGAGACACCATTATATCCTAAGATAACGTCATCGACATAAGCGTGATCCTTCTTCGGCCAAGAAGCGTAAATCTCGGTGATCTCATTCAACGAGAACAATGGCGTGGAAAAATCCTTATCATATATAGAGCGGGAAGCCGCTTGTTCATTACGACCGATACGAATCTCATAACGCTTATCATTACGAGGCTTACCGGTAAAATCAATCACGGCCTTACAACCGTTCTCGGAAGTATCTCTGGTATCATAAATACCGATCTGTCCTTCCTTCAAGAAGATGGAATCAACATCCACCATCTTAGCGTGCGGAGGTACGAAAAGTACCCGATCTTGCGGTCTGTGCAACATATTATCAATTTTTTAGTTCAAAAAATCATTTACCTAACGCAAACATAATCATAAACAACATCACCGCAATAAAATAAGGTCGTGAGTATACGACATAATATAATGTTTACATTTTATGTAAAATAAAAAGCCTACCCGTTTCCGAGTAGGCTTAATGATCAAACTAACGGTGTTTATTTAAAGGAAGCCACATTATCCTTATCCATCCTATATCTACTTAGTTCATTCTCGTTAAGGTTGAATTGCTTGGCGACCATATCCAGAATCTCCTCCACCAAAGGATCGGGCAGCTCAGGGTCGATGTCCGTGGACCGCTCGCCGGCGGCGTTGATGTACCCGGCCAGATCCACCCGTACCGGATTCCGGTAGTAGGTCATCCTGACCTCGTCTGTGCGGAAGCCGTTCTCATACACCACGACCTTCCCGTCACCTATGGTGTAGAACGTTTCCCGATAGTCAAAAGAAGGTTTATTATTATCATCCCCAAGAAGCTCATGGACATTCTCGTTCTTAGCCTCCCACATGACAAAATCTCCAACCTCACATCCTTTATAAGAAAACGCTCCTTTTATATTTGAGAACCATAAATAATCATCAGGAAGATCGAATGATGTCGATTCGGGGTCATCTATATGATTGATCTTATTAAGCGATTTCCAGTATATCAGAAGAGTTTGTATAGATCGGATGGTCTCATCATCCTTCCTATTAAGATAGTATCTTATCAACCTGTCCTGAGCCTCGTTGAACAAAAGCACGAACCTCCCTGGATCAAGCTTAATCCCGCCATTGGCGAGATTCTGCTCATTCTTCTGCAAAGACCTTAGATACGCTTCTTGGATCGTCATCGTCATTCCTCCGTATTAACCTTATCACCTCCATCTACGTCTTCCTTCTTCTTGACATCCTTAACCTTCTTGGTCTTGGTCTTATCGTCTATATTAGAAATAGACATAAGTTCCTCGTACTCATCCAAGACATTAGCCTTTACACTGATAAGATCTTTCTTGGTAGCCAAGAACTCGGCGGACGTACGGGTGTCAGGACCTATGATCTGACCATTATATTGCAAGCCAGATGGAGTCATGTTGATACGACCGTTACGTTGAAGGACATTTACGATACGATAGAACTCAAGAACTTCCTTGAAATCACCCTCCAATGAACGATCCCAAATATCAAGCAGATAATCGATGTTGGTCTTCTTCTCGTTCATCCAGTTTGATAGTGATCCGGTGTAATAATCATCCTCCGTGAAATCAGGACGGGTCACGATGCCGATGTACAGGAGAAGGTCGATGACAGCCTGACGTTCCTTGCCACCTTTCTTAAGGGCGTTGATGAACTTATAGCTGATATTCATCTTATTGATCTCACGCTGCTGAACGAAATCCTTGGCGTTGTCTTTCTCGATGAAACAGAACATGGAGTTCATGAAAATAGGATCACCATCCATTTCCTGAGGAGTCAACATGCCAGAAAATACAGCCAGATATAAATAAAATAACTCAACGGTATTAGCCGTGTTATAAACCTTACCCATATAGATCTTGTCTTTAGCATCATCCCAAAACTCGAAATTGGTCTGGGAAAGATCCTTCTGGGAAATATTCTCAAAAGGCTTCATTATATTATTGACACGCTGATCAACCAACTTATCAACCTCATCCTTATCCATGCCATTATAACATCTTGATCTTGGATAAAAACCGGTATTGTAAACTTCTGAGAAATCATCCCACGGGCAACATACGTGAGTAGCGTTCTCCGGGAACGGAGCCTTGGCTATATTGGCATCTTGGAAGGCCTGCGGAGCGCTTCCGTCGTGTTTACCTACTACCTCATACAAGGTATCTGACATGATATTGAATCCATTTACCTCGACCAATACATTCTTTGATTTTAAAATCTCTTTCATTTCCTTATTTTTTTGCGTTACTTTCCTAAAAAAAGAGGAGAGGAATATCCTCCCCTCTAAAAACCAAATTACATATGAAAAAAACTTAGCCGAAGTAGCTCGGTTGAAGCTCGATGATCAAGAACTTGCTGTTATCCATAACCCAAGCCGCTGAAGCTGAGTGGCACCAGAATTGCTCTTTCATGCCCGGCAAGGATGATACGATCTCATTACCGTTAGCTTTGTGCGCCCAACGACCGTATTCATAACCCCACCACATGCTTACGCCTTCTGGTTTGATATAGAATACGTTGTTATTCATATTACCCAACTTAGCGTTAGCCGTATTAGGAATAGCGGAATACGCGTTAGTCGATCCAGCGTCAGTGATATTCTCGATAATACAAGAATAAGAGGATCTAGGATACATGCCATTCACTAACTCGCTACGATCTGTCATGTCAGCGTAATCCAAAGAAGGATCGTGCTCGAACTCTACATTTCCGATGCCGGGAAGGAAAGCTCCCTTAACCTGTACCGGACCTAAGATCATAGCATCATTAGTACCAGAGATAGGATTAGAAGGCAACATACGGTCACTACCCATACCCCAGCTCAAATTACTCAACGTAGTAAAGAAAGCCTCTCTAATCAACTTCTCTAAATTGATCATAGCCATAGCTCCTACCTTGAACTTAATCCTACGTTCCGTAATAGGAAGATCCTGACGTCCACGGAAAATATAAGTGGCAGCGGCCATAAGCGTGTCCTTGGTAATACCCATCGGGCGGCTATAGTAGATAGTATAACCACGGCGAAGCTGACGGTAGATACCCTCATTTAAATGGATAGGACCATTTTGATCCATGATAATACCACCTTCTTGCCACATCAACTGTCTAGCTTCCAGCTTAACCAACTCAGCCATACAGAATACCTCCAGCGTGGACGCTACCTTAGCCGTACGTAAATCAAGTCTACCATTAACAGTCTTGCCGATAATAGCCAAATCAGGAATATTACCCTCATACTCGCTTCTCATGGCATTCATGCGACGAAGGGCGGTCTCCACGAACTCTGAAGTGCTATTCTGGGCGGCCTGCATGGACTTCATACCAGCATACATAGTGGTCTCACCCTCAACGCCACGGTGGTTTCCTAAACGGAATTCACAAGTCATAGAACCGGCCTTGTCAGCTCCAGATACCTTAGAGAACTGGGTACTATACTCACCAAGAGCATGACCGATCTTCCAGTAACGGATACCCGGACGTAATTTCTCTTTAGGGAAGTATTTAGCCTTTCCGCCGATAACACGACCCCAATAACGTGTCAAATCACCTTCTGTCTTAGACGGTATCTCACCTGAGATAAGGATATTACAGCCGTTAGCGGCGTCATAGGTGATGACATCATAAGCCGTAAACTCAGATGTATTCAAAACGATATCAAACAAACTTCCATCAATACCCGGTTTCAGATGATGAGTCGAAGTATCCTCCGCCGTAACTACAGCGAATGTCTTTGTAACGGGAAGATCATAACGGAAAGAAGCTCCAATACCGTTAACGGAGATCGTAGCGCCGTTATTAATCATACCCATATACATCGGAACGGGGTAATTAGCGATATTAGAGAACAGATTCAACAGACCCAAATGATTCTTGTCCGGATCCTCATAATACCAGCTCGCCAATGAGCCTAAGTTATGCTCTACGAGCGAAGTCTTATAGTTCTTGGCATCGGTGAAGGCAATAACGTTATCGCCATTCACGGTAGCCGGAAAACTTTTTGTCAAAAAAGGGTTCATAATTATCTATCTTTTAATGTTATACACTCTTTGATCCACTTAGATCAAGGAAGTTAGCCTCTATAGTATCATTATCGATATTATTCTTATTTTGCTTTCCTCCCTTATTGCCAGAAAGAAGAGTGATGGTCTTCTTATTGACCTCCATCTTAGCCTTGTTAGTCTTCTGTTTAAGGAACTCGTCCTTATTCATCAAGAACAAAGCCAGATCAGCGGCCATGTCCGGATTCTTGATAGCCTCCGAATAAGCTTTATCTATAGCCGTATGACCTTGATTGTCTATCGGCTTGGTAACGAAATCGACAGCCTTACCTATCATCGTTTCAGTCAACTGGAATCCTGAGCTTATAGATGTCTTAAGACCTTTCTTATAGATCTTCATCTGCTCAATCAACTCCTGTTTCCTTTTCTCGGATTTTTTCTTCTCCTCCTCGATAAGGTTATCCATCTCCTTTTTCAGAATATCATGGAACTTATTGGCCTTGGACTCAATGAACTCATCGCCCTTGCCAATCATCATCTCCATATTATCCTTTATCTCGTCTTCCGGCATACCCAACATCTTATAATAATGCTGGATGACCGCAAGCTGATCATTCTTGTTGCTCATATCAAGGTTGTCCAACGGCGCCTGAATGTTCTGATATTGGTTTAGAAGCTGACCTACGTTACCTCCAGCCTTATCCACCTCTATCATCTTCTTCATGAAGTCAGACATAGAACCGGTATCAACCTTATCCTTCAACAACTCATCGGCCTTATCCTTGATCAATCCCTCCACTATATCAAGTAGATCATCCTCTTTTGTGATAGTAGAAAGATCAACTGGCTTGTCATCTACCATAATATCAAGGTTATCGATACTGTCGATGATACCTCTAGCGGCCATCTTTTCCAAGAAAGATTTCCCGTTAAACACTGATACCACGTTATTATTATCAGTACCGCCTTCGCCAAAGGAATCCGGGTCTGGGTTGGTAGCGTCGCCGCCCTTATCCCCGCCACCGTCAGCCGCTCCGCCGTCGGCAGGCTCTTCCTTGGTATCACCTATAGGATTACCATCCTTATCATATTTACCCTCGATATTATTCTTATCGCCATCACCGTCACCACGGTAAAAAAGTTCCTCGACACTCATGGTCTTAAAACCCTTAGCGAAATCACCCATGTCATTCATACAATTTCCTTTTTTGCTTTTTACAAAATTATCATTAATCTAATTACCAATTAAATCAAGCCCATTATAGTATATGACAGAATTTTACGCCAAAATGATTACAGATTTTGTAAAAATATTTACAAAACTTGTAATCAATTCTTGTTTATTATTGACGTAAACCTATCTGTATCAGAACGTTTGTTCCTAGCATCTATCTTCTTTTCCTTTAATTCCAACTTCCTTTTCTCTATCTCCTCACGAGATCTTCGCTCAGCCTCGGCATTAGCCTGTCTGGTTCTCATATCCTCCTCACGGATATCCAGATCCCTTTCCTTCAAGGCTCGATCCGCTATAGCTTCCACATAATCCATACCCTCTGCGTTATCTTGTGTCCTAGCCGCTTGACCGGCGGCCATTATGCTCTTACCCCGTAAATCGAAGTTACCCTTGATATAAGCCAGCTCCTTCTCCTTCTCATGCTCGTCATTACGGACCTGTTGATCGGCCTCGGCTTTTTGCTGTACAAGTCGTTGTTGATTCTGGTACTCCTCCTGTCTTACACGATCTGCGTAAGATCTGGCATCC